AGATTATTTGTGATGCAATTGAGAGAACGCACGATATTGCGTGGGATCAGTGTGAAGAGGTGTGGTTTGATGAGGAGGCAAAGCTGCCAACATTCGATAAACCAGGAAACTCTGCATTTAGCCAGCTCGTAAAGAGAGTTAAGAGTGCACTGGTAAAAGAAGATCTTCATACAGTTCAGGAATATGTGGATAGGACTAAGATGGAGCTCGAAGACATTAAGTATCTTGGATTTGAGAACTACTTTTTAACCATGACAAAGGTGTTTGATCTTGCCTCACAAAGCACTATCATCGGTCCTGGCAGGGGATCGGGTGCAGGATCTCTGGTAAATTATCTTCTTGGAATTACCACAACAGACCCAATTAAATATGGTCTCTTATGGGAGAGGTTCCTTCATCGATCTAAGGCAGGATGGCCAGATATTGATACTGACGCGGGCGATAGAGATATTCTTATTGACTCTGCTCGACAGTTATTTGGCGAAGAGTCTGTCGTCCCCGTTTCAAATTTTAACACGCTCAAGATAAAGTCTCTAATTAAGGACGTATCAAAGTTTTACGGCATTGACTTCGGAGAAGTAAATGCTATGACAAACAAGCTTGAGAGAGATGTCATTCACAAAGCAATGGGTGATCACGAAGAGAGGTCTACTTACGTTTTAACTCATGAGGATTGTATGAAATACTCGAGTGATTATGTTGACTTTATGGAAAAATATCCTAAGCTATGCGAGCATGTACAAAATCTCTTTATGGAGTCAAGATCGATTGGAAGACACGCAGGCGGTGTTCTTATTTGTCCAAACCTTGAGAAGTACATGCCTGTTATCAAGGTCCGAGGCGAGCTTCAAACTCCATGGTCAGAAGGAATGAATTTTAGACACCTTGAGCCTAACGGATTTTTAAAATTTGATTTTCTGGGTCTCACCACTCTTAAAATGGTTGAGGATTGCATTCGTCTTGTTCTGAGGAAAGAAGGAAATAGCTCTCCCACATTTTCCCATATTCAAAAGTTTTTTGATGATAATATCAATTGTCGGTATAATGATCTTAATGATCAAAATGTCTGGGAGCATGTATATCACAAGGGAAGATTTGTTCAAATATTTCAATTTACCCAGCAAGGAGCAAGGAATTTTTGCATGACTGCTAAGCCTCGGACCCTTGAAGAGCTCGCTACCATCACAGCAATCTATAGGCCCGGACCGCTAGCAGCGGGAGTGCATAGAAAGTATGTGAAAGCAAAGAAATCTGTTGAGGATGGAAACCCAATTAAATACGATCATCCGGTGATCGAGGAAATCCTAAGTGAGACCTACGGTTTCATCTCTTTTCAAGAGCAGTTCATGCTTCTTGCTCAGAAGCTTGCAAACTTTGACAAGGGAGAATCTGACAAGATGAGAAAGACGCTTGTTAAGAAATCACTTGATTCTAATGATGCAAAAGTTAAAGAGAGAATAGCTTTAAGGAAGAAGTTTGTTGATGGAGCTGTTGAGACCTCTGAGATGGATAGAGACAAGGCTGAGAAGCTGTATGAGACCATCGAGTATTTTTCCGGGTATGGCTTCAACAAGTCTCATGCAGTGTCTTACGCCATTGATTCCTACTACTCTGCATGGCTCCACACGTACTATGAGAAAGAGTGGCTCGCGACCTGTCTTCAGACTCAAAATGGAAGTAATAAGTTTGGAAAGGTAATAAGTGAGATAAAGTCTCTTGGATATACAATTCTTCCGCCGGATATAAATACCTCTTCAGACGTCTGGGTTTACAGTGAAGAAAGAAATGGATTTGTCCCACCTTTAACCGCAATTAAAGGACTGGGTGACGCTGCAGTGTCTGAAATCATGGAAAGACGACCTTTTTCAAATATTGATGAGATGCTTTTTACTGAGGATGGAAAATGGAGTCCCTCCAAGATGAACAAGACATGCTTTGATTCCCTGTGTAAGGTGGAAGCATTTAATTCACTTAAAGAGCTCCGGGATGGAGATATTGATAACCACCGACAGCTTCATGAGATTATAGTTGGAAATTATGACCTCCTTAAAAAGGGTCGATATGGAATGACAAAAACTGCTTTTAAAAGGCTAGAGAAGGCTGGCGAATTCGTTCCTGCCTTTATTCCTGAAAAGACAAGAGAATCTCATGATATTCAGGACTGGAACCGATCAGATAAAATAGGGTTTAGCATAGACTTGATGTCGGGAGTAGATGAGGACTTAGCTTTTCCACCTGGGCTTATGAAAAAAATTAGAAATTCTAAAGTTCCCTCTATTGCGTCATTATCTGGAAATCAAAAAAAGATTGCCTGGTTCTGCATACAGGAGATCGAAGAAAGGCAGACAAAAAATGGAAAAGTTTTTTACCGGATGAAGGTCTGTGACAATAATCTCGAAACTTCATGGCTGAGAGTGTGGACTAAGTTTCAATCACTGCCTAGCTTGTACACGATCTGGATAGCTGAGGTAGCTTCAACTGAATCCTGGGGGTGTTCCACTTCTTCCTACAAGATGAAGCAGATAAACATTTGAGTATAAAAATTAAACCTTTTTTAATTTTTCTTCAGTTTCTTTGGCTAGGTTTGCTAGATCACTGCTGGATCGAATTTTTCCACCACCCACATTAAAAATGACTTTACATTCAATTTTTTCACATAGTTCAAACTCTGGGACATTTTGCGCAGAGTCCCTGTCACCACCTTTGGTAAAATATTGCGGCTTCAGTGCTTCTATGGCACCGGTCACTGTTTGAGTTCCGTCATCCCAGCCAAGAACATAGTCAACTCCCTCAATTCCGGCAACAATCTCCATTCTTTCATTATGCGGCATAAAAGCGTAACCTTTTTTTCGATAGAGAAACCCATCTCCATTAACGATGACAACAAAAATTCCCGCATTTCCTTTTCTACTATCTTGGCACATCCGGGCTGTTTGTCGAATACACTTCAGATGTCCTACATGAAGAGGATCAAACCCTCCAGAAGTACAATATACATCAAATCCCAAAGAATCTAAAGACATTTTAAGATCGGTAACTTCTTGGTGAGAATATATTTTTTTATTTGATATCATTAAATGCTCCTATGCAAGTATCTATAGATTATTATAAAATTTGATTCTGTGTGTATAATAAACTATGCTTACTTTTCCTACCCAAAATTTATTTATTGAAGGACCAGATTGTGCTGGAAAGACCACAACGATTAGAAAAATTCATAATTTAAGCAATTATAGATGGCACATTCATGATAGATCACAAGTTTCTCGAAAGGTATTTGCAGAACTCTATGAAAGAAAAAATTCCAATATTAACTCTGATTTTCATTTTGAAATCTCCAATCTTAATAATCGATTTGTTTTTTTATTGCCACCCTTTGAAACCATTGAAGAAAGGTTTTTAAAAAGAGGAGATGACCTACATCAGGATCTCACCTCAATTAAAAATGTTTATGATGCTTTTTCGGAGGAGTGCGAAGGCCTCTTTTCCTTTCCTAATGTCATCGTATGCCGAGAAGAAAATACTGATAGTATTTCTGAGACGATATCCTGCTCTCTAACTCTCACTGAAAGATGTATGATCCAAGAGGTTTCAGATCAAGTTTTAGATTTTGTTAGATGCAAAGGAGGAGAGTCATATCCTTTGAAATTTACTCTCTATGATAATGGACAATTTGAAGAATCCAATTCAGAAATTCTTTGTCATGAATCTGAAGGAGACTATTATCGTCGAATTTTTAATTCATTTCATAAAAAAATTAATAATGAACTAGAGGGTAAAAATGAATATAGCAGGATTGAAACGCATAGATCCCGAAGATTTGTATATTCTGATCCATCATGTATCTCTTTTATTCACATGGCAGTAAGAGATAAAATTATGGATTTTCATTCAGTTATTAGATCAACTGATGTTAAAGAAATCTTTCCACACGATCTTAAGTTTCTTTACTATCTAGCCTCAACATGCTATGATAAATTTGAAAAAGATTGTGATAAGGTAAGAATGAGATTTAATTTAAATTCTGCGCATATTATTAATTGAGATTTAAACTCTTTTTATTTATGGGTTAAAATATTTCTGGAGGTTATTTTGAAACGTGCATTAGTAACAGGAGGGTGTGGGTTCATAGGCTCTAATCTTTCTCACGAACTGGTAAAAAGAGGGTGGACAGTTGATATTATTGATGATATGTCTAATGGGCATCTAGATCTTTTAGAAGGTCTAAAATTTCGGGCAATTCCTATAGATTTACTAGATGAATTTTATAATCAGAGGTATGCAGCGACAGGAAACACAAGAGACCCAAATGAGGTCCATGTAATTGAAGGAGATTTTGCACATCAAAATATTTGTAAAAATATTTCAGAAAAAATGTATGATGTTGTTTTTCATCAGGCAGCTGTACCGAGAGTTTCATACTCAGTTGAAAATCCTGCTCATACCACAGATGTGAATATTTCTTCAACTGTGAGGTTGTTTGAGGCCTGTCGGGGATCTGTTAACCGGATCGTCTGGGCGTCTTCTTCATCAGTGTATGGTGGAGCTGATACTCTTCCTACTGCGGAAACCACAGAAAAAAATCCAAAATCTCCCTATGCGTGGCAAAAAACTTCCATAGAAGACCTAGCGTCCCTTTTTGGATCTCTGTATGATCTTGACATTGTTTGTTTGAGATATTTTAATGTTTTTGGTCCAGGACAATATGGCGACTCACCTTATGCAACTGCTGTTTCATCATGGTGTCATCGAACAAAAAATGCAATGCCCCTTCGATCTGACGGAGATGGATCTCAATCTAGAGATCTGTGTTACATTGATAATGTTGTTGAGGCTAATATTTTAGCAGCACTATCCGAGAGAAAATTTATGGGAGAAGCATATAATGTTGCCTGCGGAGATAAAACAACTAATAGAGAAATTCTTGAACATTTTAAGAAAAAGTTTTCTCACACTATTGTGCAAGAAGCACCGTGGCGACCAGGAGACGTAATGCATACACAGGCAGATATTTCTAAAATTCAGAATGATTTAGGATATGAGGTTAAGGTAAGATTTTGGGCAGGGCTTCAAAAAACCCTGGACTGGTGGGGTCTGATTTAATATGAAAACATATTATTCATTTGATGACATATTTTTATTTCCACGCTATTCTGATTGTACATCTCGATCTGAAATTGATTCATCCGTCACCATTGGAGATTTTAAATTAAAGGTTCCAATCATTTCATCAAATATGGATACTGTAACAGAAAGCCATATGGCATCTACCCTCTGGGAGGCAGGTGCCGTGGGAGCTCTCCATAGATTTATGGATGTTAAAGAAAATGTTTGCGAGTATGGCAGGGTCCGGGATAAAAGAGCTGACTGTTTTGTGTCTGTAGGGATTAATGAAAATAATAAAGAAAGGTCTAGAGCTTTGTATGCAGAAGGAGCAAGGCATTTTATTATTGATGTAGCTCATGGACATTCTGAGCTTATGAAAGATCAATTGTCTTGGATGAGAGAGGAATTTGGAGATACAATTTATATCGTGGCGGGAAATGTAGCAACTCCCGGGGGAGTCAGACATTTGCACTCGTGGGGAGCAGACTGTATAAAGGTGGGAGTTGGGGGAGGCTCTTGTTGTAAGACCCGAGTGGTGACAGGTCACGGAGTCCCTATGTTTTCTTGTCTCTTAGAGTGCTGTGAGACAGCAGATGAAAATAACATAAAGGTCATTGCAGACGGAGGAATAAGATCCTCAGGAGATATTGTTAAATCTCTCGCCACAGGTGCCAACCTTGTTATGTTGGGAAGTTTATTAGCAGGAACCACAGAAGCTCCAGGAGAAATAACTTATACCCCAGACGGCCCGAGTAAGGATTTTAGAGGAATGGCCTCCCAATTGGCAATGGAAAACAGATACGGCAGCACAAGAGTTAGCTTTCCCACTGCAGAAGGGGTTGCCACGAGAGTCTCGTGTAAGGGTCCTGTAAAAGATGTAATAAATCATCTCGCCCTGGGATTAAAAAGTGGGATGTCATATTGCGGAGCTCAAACCATTTCAGAAATTCCAATTAAAGCCCGATGGGGGATCCAATCATACAATGGCTTCAAAGAGGGTATCCCCCATATAATTAGATAATATGTCCAATATATTCGAGTCTAAAAAGCATGTTAGGTCTGCATGGAAGGGATCATGGTAAATCCTGAATTTATTATTTTTACTGGTCCCATGTTTGGGTCCAAGACAACAAGATTAATTGCTGCAGTGGACAGGTTTAGATACCAAAATAAAACTATTGCTGCATTTAAACCGAGTCTAGATAATCGATATGCCATATCAAAAATTAAAACCCACTCAGGTGGTACCCTCGATGCAGAATGTGTAAATTCAGGAAATGATATTATAAAATATATTTCTAACCATCACTCTGACATTGATGTCATTGCAGTAGATGAGGCTTTTATGATAAAGGACGTCGCTATTTCTTTAATCGATCTCTTTAAAAGAGGAAAAACTATTATTGTTTCTTCTATTCAAATTTCATCGAGTGGAAAGATATTTGAAGAAATTCGTGATATGATGCCCTGGGCCACTAAGATAGAGATTTGTCCGGCAGTGTGTACAGTTTCCGGAAATGACGCGTATTATACTTACAGAAAATCAGAAGAGATAAGAGAAATCGAGGTAGGGGGACCCGAGCTTTATGAACCTCGATGCTTTTGTCACCATATTCATATAAATTTAAGAGATTATCATGGCCCTCATTGAATCCAATAACATTGACTGTGTGATCTACCATGCCGACTGTACGGATGGATTTGGAGCAGCTTATTCTGCTTGGAAACTTTTAGGTAATAGGGCAGAATATCACTCCTGCAAGCACGGTACAGTTCCTCCAGATATAAAGGGAAAAAATGTTGTAATTCTTGATTTTTCTTTTGACAATTCAACTACTAAAAAAATGATTGAAGAAGCTGAAGCTCTATTGATTATTGATCATCATAAGTCTGCAATGGTTGAGCTTCATGATATTTCTAATACTCAGTTTGACATGACTAAGTCAGGCGCTATTCTTGCATGGGAATTCTTTCATCCAGGGAAAGAGCCGCCGAAATTCATTCGATATATTCAAGATCGCGATCTTTGGAAGTGGGAACTTGAATACTCGAAAGAGTTCTCAGCCGCATTTGATATGGTTCCCTTTGAGTTTGAAGAGTTTGAAAAATTTGAGGATGACTCAGTCTTTGATGATGCTGTAAAAAGAGGATCTTATATTCTTGCATATTCAAAGACAGTTGTTAAAAAGGTGTGCGACAAAGCTGTATCTCGAAAATACAAAGGAATGAATGTCCTTGTTGTAAATTCATCTCACTGGATGTCAGAGATCGGCGCGAGACTAGCTCCAGACTGTGACTTTGCTATTAGCTGGTATTACGATCATGAGGACAAGATGATAAAGGTAAGTCTTAGATCCTTTCACGAAGCAGTAGACGTTTCTGAAATTGCTAAGGAATTTGGTGGCGGAGGCCATCGAAAAGCAGCAGGATTTCAATTAGCAGGAGATTTAAATGTTGATGACATTTTTGACATAGAGGAGGAAGAGATAGAGACAATCTCAGAAAAAGCAGAGGAAATCAAAGAAGAGGTTCAAGTTCTAATTAAAAAGGCTGAAGAAGCAGGTGTCAATGTAAAAGTGGACTCCGAGGAAAATACAGTAGTGATTCAAGATGTTAAAATTCAAAATGAAAACTCTTCTGAGTGATATCAGTTAAGGAGAAAACTATGCGGCCTTCTTGGAATCACGTGTGGATGAAGTTTGCTCATTCTATCGCCGAACGATCCTGTGATCCTCAATATAAAGTGGGAGCTATCGTAGTAACTCAGGATAACACTCAGGTTCTTGCTGTGGGATATAACGGAGATCATGCAGGAGGACCAAATACAATTGATTCTCGCGAACCAGGCGAGTCGGGATTTATACACGCTGAGATCAATGCCTTAATAAAGTGTGATTTTAACACCCCGAAGGAGAAAATAATGTATGTGACCCTTTCACCCTGTAAGATGTGCGCCAAGGCTATTATTAATGCAGGAATTTCTAGGGTAGTGTATTGCGATGAATATAGGGACACTGCTGGGATCGAACTTTTAAATTCTTACAACATTAGAGTTGACAAATTTGACATGTGACGTGATATTTATATAATAGAAACGGCGTCTCAATTGATCAAAACTTTAACCAGCGATGACATTATAAGAATTGCTCATAGAGAGAGTCAGCATCTCTCTCATGTTAGAGCTGAAGGAATTGATCCATTCGTAGGAAAAGGAGACAATAAAAAGATAATTATAAAAAATGGATTAAAAATTCGCCATGATAACTCAGGATTAATCTATACAGTTTTAGAAGTAAAATTTATAAACAACGGGGAAAAGATAGACTGTATTTGCTTCGCTGAGAAGTCCGAAGGTAATATTATTATCATTCCACACACAGAATTTAAAAATTATTCACGAGCGTAACTATGTCAACTATTACAAATAAAGAATTAAAAGAAAATATCAAAGATTCCCTCGGGCTAGGCGTGAGTGACTCATCTCCCACTTTAAATGAAGCTTATGTCATTCAGGAAAAATCTTTCAAGCTTCCTACTGAAATGCTTAGTTCAAAAAATAAAAGAAACCACATAGAGATCTACGATCAAAATGTCAAGGATTTTAATAGAATAAGTGCTGAGCTGGATGTCGCTGATAGATCTGCTGCATCTTCTGATCACTCGGAATATCGGTCTCTTAAACTTGATGAGACCTATAATCTAAATGGATCCTATCTTCATGAACTTTATTTTGCTAACATTAGTGATCTTCACAGCGAAATTTCAATGGATTCTCTGACGTTTATGAGACTTGAAAGAGATTTTGGGACATTTGATGATTGGCAGCAGGATTTTATTGCATGTACACTATCTTCACGCTGCGGATGGGCCATAACTGGATTTAATCTTTATCTGCAGAGATATGTGAACTGCATGGTGGATTTACACAGTTTAAACGTTCCCGTCGGCATATATCCTGTAATTGTAATGGATGCGTGGCAGCATGCCTATTATAGGGATTATCTTAAGGATGTTAAGACCTATACATATGCAATGATGAAAGAGCTAAACTGGGAAGTAATTGAAAATAGATTTAAAAAGGCAGAAAGATTGGCCAAGGCTTTGAGAGATTAATATGAAAATTAGACTAGAAGATTTAAAAAAGATGATTTTTGAGGTAGCGGTCTATGATACTGAAATGTATATGACCACTGATGCCACTCGACTTTCTCAGGATTCGGTGGACGATCAAATTGACTCTTATGTTCTTAAAGCAGAAACAGAATCTCTGCCAGAAGAGGGAGAGCCTGATGCGACCATCACTGTTGATGTGGAGTCGTCAGATGAGTTACCGGGAGATGTAGAACTTGATGAGTCTTTAAAGAGGTGCTCACTATCCCTCTTTACCGAGCAGGATGCTCCAGAAGCTGAGGAAGATAAGCTTTCCGGTAGCGAGGACATGGATATTGAAGAACCCGCTCAGGAAAAAAAGATTCCTAATATTGACATAGATGCATTTACAAAAAAGGTTGCCAGATTAGCGATGAATTCAGCAGATTTACTTGACATAAAATCTGTAGTAATAAATAGAGCGATAAACTTTGTTAGAGAAAACTATGATGAAGCCCATGTGGATGAGATGAAAGAGATTTTAGAGACGAATTTTGATTTCGATACAGGTGATGAGCCAGATTTTCCCTCTGCTCCAGCTGCAGCCGGCGCCGGAGTCGGCGGAGGCTCGATGGGAGGCGGAGGTGCTGTTGTTTAATGGGAAAATCAACTAAAACTTACGTAGACTTTGAAACTAAGAAGACAATTCACTTCAATATCACTAGAGAGACTCACTCTCAATTGAGAATTGCATGTTTTAAACAAAAGTTGTCTATGCAAGAATTATTTGAAGAAATTTCACAAAAAATAGCTTCCGAAGATGCAGGAATGTTAAAGATTATGGATGCGTTATCGTTTAAAAAGAGAAATAAAATTATTAAAGATCTTTCTGTTTCTGATGCTGAGTCACTGTATAATGTTATTCAAGAGGAAAATCCATTATCAAAATTATGAACAATTTACTTGATCAAATAAGAAATTTTATGAGTTCGAGTCAGGATTTAGAAAAGATTTCTGCCCTTTCTCACTCTAGCCTTGAGGAAAGAGTGGTATCACTAGAGGAAAAATTTTCTAATCTTGCAAAAGATATCACCGATAATAGAGAACTTCTTCTTTTTCTTTCACAGATTCAATGTGACTTAGCAGGCGAGTATCATCTCTTAACAGGAGATATGGAAAAGTCTAAAAAATCGCTATCACTTCCACTGTTTCCAATCAGGGATGATGATGATGATTTGATTAACTAACATCAACAATTAGGAGTAAACAATGTTAGAACTATTACAGGTATGCTGGAATTTAGTAGTTGATCTTACGCATGTGGCGTGGGATCTTGTTAGTGCTATGGTAGTGTTTTTAAGTGAGTTGCTTTATCATTTGCATGTGAGCTCTCCTCGTCTTGAGGGTCTTTTAGTCGGCGTTGGGCTGGCATGGCTCCTCTCTCGACGTGATCGTCACCCGCTATTGAAAGTGTTAAGCTCTCCCCTTAAGTTAGTGCTAGATGTAGCCGACCTTGTGTGGGATCAGTGCGTAGAGGTGCTAAAGGATCTCTGGTCAGTGGCAAAATCATGGGTCCGCAGAGGACTATCTTTATGTGTTGACCTGCTTAAAAGTGTGTGGTCGAAAGGGGTAGGGGTCTTAGTAGGACTTAAAGACAGACTTTTAAAATCCAAGGGAGAATAATGAAAAAAGGAAAGCTAGATATATTTTTAGAAAAGCTTATTTCTAGAAAGTTATTGGTATTTCTTTCCGCGACTGGATTGATGGTATGGGATGGCCTTTCCTCAGAGACATGGGGAATGATAGCCATCGTATATATCGGATCTCAGGCTGCTGTGGATGCAATGAAAGTCTACCGACATGGGTCATAGTCATGAATCGGGCAGCTGCTACATATTTTTTTAAAAGAGTAAAAGCTTGGATTAAAAAACATTGGCAGCTGCTCGTTGGCATTGCAATTCCTATTATTCTTTATGTGGTTACCCGTCGTCCGGTTGATCTATCTAAAATTGTAAAAAGAACGCGTGAAGATTACGAAAAAGAAATAGATGCTCTCTCTAAAAATTATGAAAGAGAAATTGAGCAACGAGAAGAAGCCCAGAAGAGAGCTATCCAGGTTATGAGAGAGATAGAAGAAAAATATAGAGAAGATAAGAAAGATCTGGATAGTAAAAAAAGAAAAGAAATTCAGGAGATTCTCAACAAGTATCAGGATGATCCAGATGCAATTACACAACAAATTTCTGAACTTACTGGGTTTAAGGTGAAAGCATGAGAAATATAGTATCTTATTTTATACTAGCTAGTTTTTTTACAGTGATTGCTATCTTTCCTCGAACAGCCCACGGAGAAGAGTTGATTACAACACTTGATGAGGGAGAACCCGCACCTTTTGCAGGAACACTCTTTAACACAGAAGCAGCAGCTAGAATTCTATCGGAGCTTAAATTTACCGAGGAAATGTGTAACCTAGAAATAGAAAGGGAAGTAAGCCTAAACAGCGCTGAAATGCAACTTCAGGTTGACACCCTGTCAGCCAGACTAGAAAGCTGTGAAGCACGATATGAAGATATTTTAGTTATTAAAAATAATCATATTAATTTTTTAAGTGATGAACTCGCTGTCTCTCACAGACCTCGAGCAGAGATATGGTTAGCAGCCGGTGTTGTAGCGGGCATCGCCGTTACAATGGGATCAGCATGGGCTATGGGGCAGATGAATAATTAACTTAGTTTCTCTTTTTATATGTTTAAAAAGACAATCCGAATATTATTTATAATGTTATGCAAATTATCGTTAAGAAAAAAGCACTGCAAGAGTTAATTTTAAAGCTTGTATCTAGACCTAATAGTAAAAAGATTTTAGAAATAGTTGATGCTCATTCAACTAATATTGCAGAAATACCTGCCAAAGCCGATGAAACTCCAATAGAGCCCACGCCTCAGATGGCACAGCAACTTTCAACAGATGTTCCTCCGGTGGATGATTCTGAATATTTGCCGCCTAACAGTGTAGATTTATCAAAAGCTGCATCAGCAATTGCAAAAGAAGTTCCTTCCGGACAGATTGAATTTTTCTATAGAATGTTACACAAAATTCTGGATAAAGCGGTAGAGAAGCATCAGTTTATAAAGTATACGGGAGCAAGTCTCAATGAAAATGATGAACCCAATGTGGAACCCGATCTGAAGCAAAGGAGATCTCCAGCTTCATATGAACACTACTATGAGAACTATATAGATGATATTATTAGTGAGATCATTAAGGGAAAGTATTATAAGCTTGGAGACACTCAGAGAGTAGCTACTGCAGATGAGGTGTATGAAGTCATCGAAAATTCAAGGCAAAGCTTTAAAGTTAATAAGCTAATTAAGGATGCTATAGCAGCTACGGGACATAATGAACATACCATTATTCTTGATGTAGGTCGTCGACTTGTTCATGGGAAGGTGGTGAAACCAACAGACACATCAGTTTCACTTGAGATTACATCTGAAATGGCATCAAATATTATTATTGATAAGCTTTTTGATGAATCAGAAGAAAATATAGAGAAATTTACAAAACTGGTCCAGGCAGAAATTGAAAAAATAAAAAATGTTGATATTCATACTTTTTCTATTACTGGTCTGGGAAAATTTTCAATTCCTGGAGAAAAATTTGCTGATGAGCTTGAACAATCTCGCAAGGATAAAGTCAAGGTGCACACGATTCAACAAAGTGTTCCAGATGAAGAAGAAGATGAGATTGAGTTTGATATTGAGTCAGCTCTTTTTGACAAACCCGTCGAAGAGATAACAGACGAGGATCTTGAAATCTTAAGACCCGTCATATTTGTTGAGATTGCTCGGGATCCCGAATTGCGACGTGAGATGATTTCAGTTCTTGCACAATCTGATGCCTCTGGAGGACTTGCAGGAGAGCTCGGAAGAAATTTGCAACGCAGGCTTTTAGAGTTAATTTACGTGGAGTATAGCGGAGAGGACATATCTCAGGTGATGAAACGACCTGCTGCTGTTAATTCCATCCGAAATGTTTACTATGACTTTATGAAAAGACTGGGAGAATATCCTCCTCCTGCAGGAAGAACAATGCCTGTGGTGGTTGATCCTGAAAAAGCAGGGACAGTGGGTAAAATGGGATCTCTAATACATAAAAATCTCCTGAGCCTATTAATGACTAAGGATGGAAAGAACACTATTCAAAAGATAAATAATATTTTTACCAAGTCGGGCCTTTCACCAGTGGCCTTAAACAAGCTTGATTCAAACTTTAAGGAAATTTCAGCTCTTCCTCAAAATTCATCGGAAAAATTACTGACACAGGGCTATATGTCAGCTATCTTAGACGATATCTACGCAGATGATTCTGCCGTTTCAATTGTTACTACATGGCATGAAATGGAGGGAGGAGATCCTCACAGTTCAGAAAATTCCCGTCACGGAGAAATAATAAGAGACTTAAGCCAGAATATTTCTACCATTGATAACGCAGATTTGCAACGAATCGTTGCTAAAGCCGCTAAAAATGCTATAAGCAGAAAGAAAAAAGTGGATAAGATCGAACTAGCGAGAAAGTCAAATGAGGAAAAAGACGTCTCTGATGAAGATATTGCTTATGCTTTTGAAAAGGCCATGGCAGCCTCAAAGAAAAAAGCCGGGATTTCATCATGATACTAAGAGATCGATGTCTATTAGCAAAGTTTGATCGAAGTGAGTCCGATCAGGAAAGAGTCCGAGATAGTACTTTACCCCACGGTCTCACTAACCTGACGGAGTCTATTGATCAAGATCTTCCCATATCAGTTCAAAAACCTACTTGGTCACTTCTCGAAAATCCTAACAGGATTTTTCGAAATTTTAAATTTGATAACATTAAAAGCCTGGAAGACTTTACAATGGAGTTAATAAGCTATCAGGAAAGTGTGGGTCATCACGCTAAAATTATAATAGAGAATTTAAATATCGGTATTGAGACGCATACCCATAATTTAAATGAAGTAACTGAGCTTGATTTAGAGCTTGCTAAGTTTTGTGATCTTCTTTACGAGGATGTAAAGCACTATTATTCACGAGATGAAGAGGACCAATCCTTATGAAAGACAGTTCTATTTATATGAGTGACTCCATTGCAGATAAAGTTGATACTCGTCAATTTTATGAATCTCCAGATTTATCCGATAAAATTATAAGTGTAATCGCGTGTAGTATTGAAACGACGAGTGACAGATATTTAATCGACTTAATCTCATTTGAAAAAACAACAGATAAAGTTGAGTCCACTATAACTCTGACGTTTGATTCAGAAGCTACTCTTCTAGCTGATTTAATGAATCCTAAAAATATTCTTCAGGCAACGTTGCTGCATGGTGACAGGGAGATGCTTAATATTTCAGGAGATAAAATTTCTGAAATTAAGAATCTTAAAGGTCTCTCGATTGGAATAAATCTCTATAGGGTGGAACTAACAATGCTATTACTAAAGGAATCAAATAATTAATAAGGAGGGTGATATAATGGCAAAATTAAATTTTGATAAATTTATAGAAGATATTTGTAATCGTGAAAAGTCAAATCAGGAAAACTTAAAAAAGATGACTGAAGAGAAAGAAGAGCTTCCTCAAAGAAGGTACAATAGACTTTATCGAGAAGCGTGGCAAAATTCGATTAGATTTGTCTCTAGAGATGGTAAGAAAAAGTGAAAGCAATAAAGGCAAATACTGCTACTGAGCTTGAAAGTTTTTTAAGAGTCTTAGCTGAAGAAAGTGTTAAGAAATCTAAAAGGACACTAGAGTCTGTAGATCCAGAGCAGAAATACTTTGTTGATAAAATTCAACAAGATTCACAAATATTTCTGGAGGATGAAGCAGAGGAAGTCAGTGTCAATGTGGACATTCCCGATGTATCGTCTGAAACTGAGTCAGATATCTCCTTTATTAATCTTAGGGATGAACTTAACACCATAAGGAGTGGTAGATCTTTAAGGGATAAGGAGACTCGGCAACAGCTAGAGAAATATTTCAATGATCTAGATGTAAATGAAAAAGAGACTCTAATTGTTTTTCTTAAGTCAATTGCAGGAATTATGACAGACGTCCTTTCCAGTCAAAATGCTCCAGACCCAAGTGATCCTCCCACCTCTGTTAAAATGAGTAAGAAGGGAGAACCCACATCGCCTTCCCCCAGCTCTGGCAAAGCCGACCCCAGACCTCCTAAAAAATCTCAAAGGGAGCCAGCTGACATGCCGCCAGTTCAAGTGGGGTCGCCCCAGGTCACCGAGTCTTTAAGAAAAAAAGTTAGAGAATTAATGCGATCTTATTAGTTTTCATTTTTAAAATTTTTGTTATAATTTTAGTGATATGATTAAAAGAATAATAAAGCTTCCTGCAGGCGGCGAACTTGAAATTGAGTATGAAGATGAGTTTCTCTTAAAGATAAGGGAAGGTCTTAATCTCAATAGCATAGATGAGATAACAGACTCACACATTAGAGAGTTTATCTATCGTGCCGGGATAACAGCTGTAGAAAAAGCAGAAAAAGAAATGGCCGAAGAAGAAGAAAGTCAATTTTAGATAATAATTATATTGAGGTGAATAATGTCTCAAAATGATTTATTAAGACTTGCTATCCGACAATCAATCAAGGAAGCTCTTGAAAAGCCTGTGAGAAAGTTTATGACACTCGAAGGCACGGAGGTGGAATACGGATCCCAATCTCACGTAGACGAGTATGAGCAGACGATAAACGAACTAGTGAATATTAGAAAACAACTAAAAAGATCTGATAGAAAAGAACAAGATAGAATAACTCGATGCTTAGAAAGTTTAAGACATCTCAGAAAAAAAGCATATAAGCTAGGATTGAGTTCCGGATTGATTCAGGAAACTGATGATCAGGAAAAATGACATTCTGAGAAGATATGTTCAGATTATTTTACACGAAGGTGGATTAAAATCATCAAAGACAGCCGGAGTTAAATTAGATCCAGCAGCTGTCAAAAAGACTGTTGAAATTTATGAGGATATTTTCAGACAGTGGAATGATTATCTTGAATCAAAAGGTTTTCTTCCCGTCGAGCTCGTTGGTCCAACTGGATCAACCTATTATTATCAGAAAGATGCCATAGAAAATCCTGAAATATCGTATGGAGACACTGATTATCTCGTTACACTTAGTGCGACAGAGGCAGAAAAATCTGCTGTGCAATCTGAATCAGATAGAAAAAAATTCAACAGGGATCTTCTAAAGAAGTATGAGAGCTTACTTGTAAAATTTCTTAGAGAAAAAAGACCAATTTTAGTTGATGTTGAGGAGACCACAAGATCTGTTCCCTGGATGTTGATTCTTAAAGTACCCGAAGTGGGACATGTTCAGGTGGATACAGTTATAACTTTTCCCGATAATGTTGACTGGATGCGAGGGAGATATACTCCCGAAAGAGGAAAAAAGGGATATACCATCGGACTTATTTACACGACCCTGGGCAATCTTTTGACTCTCGAGGCGGGAACCTCTGGTGTGATATCAAAGACGAAGGATGGAAAAAGGGTTTCTCGAATTGGAAAGGGTGTAGAGTCGAATTTAGTGTCAAGGGATCCAAGAAATTTTTTAATGCACATTGCACACTATCTCGGAGAAGATGATGTTAAAATTGACAAGTCACTCATTGATCATCCCGGGGTTGATCCTAACAATATTAAAATTTCGGATCTGGCAGCCGGAATAAAAGGCTTAATAAAAACGCTGTATCCCACAAACTATAGGGAGCTCTTAAAGGACTTTATTGATGATTATGCTACTCGACTAGAGGCTACAATTCAAAAAAAGCTTGCCAGAGGAATGCCTGAAGAAAAAGTTCCGATGCTGAGAGATCTAAATAGCGAAGTAATTAGCATTGTTTCTAGCATTTTTATGTAATTTTATCAAAATTGTGGTAAAATTAAAAAGGAGATGTTAGATGGAATATTCTCAATTTTTTCCTTATTCTGAGATAAGGGAAGCTCAAAAGGATGCAATTGAGTTCTGTCTCGATGCTTTTCTTAATAAGAAAAAGAGATTTGTCATCATTGAGGCAGGAACCGGCGTGGGAAAAAGCGCAATAGGATATACCATATCCAAGTGTCTTTATGAGAAAATGAATGCTGAAGAGCTTTATGCCCAGGGATCGTGGTATGTGACAACACAAAAAATCTTACAGGATCAGTATGTAAGAGATTACTCTCAGCTCGGAATGAAATCTATTAAAAGTTCTTCCAATTATCAGTGTAAATTTAAAAAGAAAAATACGTGTGCCGACAGTCTCAAGGAGCTACGAGCTGAGGAAAAAGGAACTAGATTCTGGAATGCATGTATGATTAACTGTATGTATCGAAAGGAAAAAGAAAAATTTCTCGGATCGCCGGATAGTGTGACAAATTTCTCTTATCTTTTAACAGAGGCAACGTATTCTAAAAAGATAGGCCCTAGAAATCTTCTAATAATTGATGAAGCACACAATGCAGAAACGGAATTAAGCAAGTTTATTGAAATAACTGTCACCGAGAGATTTTCAAAGTCGCTACTCAAGATTTCCATTCCAGATCTTAAAACCCAATATCAGTCTCATCGATGGCTTCGAGACGTATATTATCCAAAGCTCTCCTCATATAAGAAACATGTCTCTGAGCTACTAGAAAAGCATCACGGACTTAAGTCAAAGATAGCTGAATTCGTGTCTTTGGCTCGTCAGCTTGAGCTTTTAGACGGTCACTATGAAAAAATTAAAAGATTTTTAAGTATCTATGACAAAGAGAACTGGGTGTGTGATATTGTGGACAAGCACGGGAAAAAGAGTAGGAGAATTCAATTTAAACCAATTGACGTATCCCCTTATTCTGAGCAAATTCTTTTTAGACTTGGAAAAAATATTCTTATGATGTCTGCCACAATCCTCGATAAGGAGGCATTCTGTGAATCCCTGGGAATTTCTAGAAATGAGGCAGAGTTTATCTCTCTTCTTTCACCCTTTCCTCATAAGAATCGACCAATTATTGCCGCGTCAGTGGGAAGAATGTCAGCTTCAGAAATTGATAAGACACTTCCCAAGCTTTGTGTTGCTGTTAAGGAAATACTAAAACAACATAAAAATGAGAAAGGAATTATTCACTGTCACACCTTTAAAATTGCCAACTACCTTAAGCAAAATATTAGATCATCTAGATTGTTGGTTCATAATAGTGAAAATCGGGATAAAGTTTTAAAAGAGCACATAAGCTCTGAGAAACCGACTGTCCTTTTATCTCCTTCGATGACTGAGGGTGTGGATCTTGTGGGTGATACTAGTCGATTTCAAATCATCTGTAAGGTGCCATATCCCTATTTGGGAGATAAGCTTGTTAAGAAAAGAATGAATAAGTGGGAGTGGTGGTATCCTTTAAAGACGGCAAAAACAATTGTTCAAGCTGCAGGAAGAAGTGTGAGAAACATGGACGACTATGCTGTAACTTATATTTTAGATTCAGACTGGAGAAGATTTTATGGTAGAAATAGAAGATTTTTTTCAGATGATTTTAAAAAGTCTATTATTTAGGGGATTTGATGGCATTTTTCTTTACGAGCGATCTTCATTTCGGACACAGAAACATCATTGACTTTTGTAATCGACCGTTCAATTCAGCAGATGAGATGAACAGAGAGATGATTAAACGGTGGAATGATAAGGTTTCAAACAATGATACTGTTATTGTTGTGGGAGATGTGTTTTTATGCTCTACACGAGAGGGAGAGGAGCATGTTAGACAACTTAATGGAAAGAAAATTTTAATCAAGGGTAATCATGATAGAAGCACTAGTGTGATGAAAGAGTGCGGATTTGATGAGGTTCACAAGCAGATGGACTTTTATCTGCCAGACGGTCGGAAGTCTCTCGTTAAGCATTATCCGGTTCCTAATTGTTTTCTTAAGGGATACGATGTTATGATTCACGGCCACATCCATCTCGCCCCTAAAGTAAGAGGGAAGCACATTAATGTGAGCACAGACATGTGGAATTTTTCACCAATTAGTCTGTTTGAAATTCAGGATCTCTCTTTGGAAACGCCTACTCCGGATTCCTGTGAATTCAAAATTAATGAAAATAGAATTCAAATTTCAGGAGAGTTTCACATCGATGATTTTTCTGAGATAATAGATAAAGTCTATTCAGAGGCTTATTCGTTGAGAAAATCATAAATATTTATATTGGAGAGCTAAATGAAGCTAGGACTTTACGGAGGAGGGTTTAAACCCTTCCATGCGGGACATTTTTCGAAGCTAAAGCTTGCGCTAGAGAGCAATGATAGGGTTTTTTTATTTTTTGGAATTCAGAAACAAGGGTATAGCAAGATCACAGGAAAAAAGACAGCTACAAAATTTAGACCTTTTGGTTCGGATCGAGGCGCTCGGAGATACAATGAACAAATGCAGGAAGCAATTTTTGCAATTTACGAAGAGGTCCTAGAGGAAAACTTTCCAGATAAGCTTGATGCAATTGCTATTCGAGGCACTTCACCGATGGCAGAAGTAAATCGAGTTTTAGATATGTTTGCTAATACTTTGATAAATGGAGAAGAGATCTCGTATAAGGGTGTAAATCTGATGAACGTTGATGAAATAAATGTTTATGGCGGGGATGAAGACATCAAAAACCAGGTTATTGGATCAATCAAGAGACGAGAGATGGGTGATAACCCAGTGGGGAAAAAGCTCGCAAGTCTTATGGATGCCCCATCAGATCCAAAAATATCCTTTAATAGCGGATATCATCCTTCCACTCCCATCGAGAAGACTGAAATTCACGGAGATCATATAAGAAACTATTTAGCAATAGGCCAAGAGGAAAAGGTAAAAGATAATCTTCCCAATATCACCGGAGATCCTAAGTTTGACGATCAGGTAAAGGAAAGAATTATTACGGCACTAAAGGCTGAATATTCAATTCCTGAATATCAGCCAAAAACTCAGGATGAAGAGCTGGAAGAGATCTATCTTCGCGCGCTAATTAAAGGAATGATTAGAGGCTGATATGGCGATTTTAATTTCACCCTTCATGATCGAGCAGGTCTCTTCGGACAAGAAACAGGCGTCTTCTACTGTGGATGAGCTGCCAGGCCATATTTGGAATTTTTATGAGGATTTTAATCTCCCGCTATCTGATCTTTATGAGCTCATTGATGCCATCGATAACGGAGAACTAAAAGACATTTCAGAAAAAATGGACGGACAAAATATCACCTTCAGCGTAAAATATGATGATCGAGCTGAACCCACACTTCTATTCTTTAATAAGGGAGCCACCTATAGAAATGTTATTCAGAATAAAGGAAAAAACAAAGAAGGGATTTCTTCTCATCCTTATCCTGAAAGTGTGAAAAGCGCTTTTCTTAAAGCTTACGATGCGTTAAGCTTAGCAGCTGTCCCTCCCCAGAAAAAAACGATGTGGGATGACCTTTTCTTGAATGGAAGGGTGCTTATTGAGACCGCACTATTGACTCCTGAGAATCCCAATACAATTTTTTATGATAAACCTGAGATTAAATTTATCCAGGCTGCTGCAGTTGGACCCGACGCAGTTGTCAATGAGGATCTCTATAGAGAATTTATCTCGTATGCAAGTGATATAGCTAATGAAAGCTTTGAGATGGGTCCCACTCCGATTTTAAATCTTTCACGAGCGCTTGAAAATACAAAGAAATATGCGAAGGCAATTAAAAATTCTTTTTCTGAGCTGGTGTCCGACTATGGCTTAAATGAGAAAAATACCATGGGAGACTTAGCTGAAGCAATGGTTCGAGAGAGATTACCTGAAAACATTCCTGAGTCTATGAAAGGTCCTGCTGCTCGGAGAATTGTGACCGGTCGAGCATCTGGAGCCAGTGCGCGTCAATTTGCTGCAGCAGGAGGAGACTGGGATGAATTCAAGGAAATTTTGGATAGAAGAGTAACGTTTCTGGCTGAATCAATTATTCCACTTGAGAAAATTATTCAGAGAGTGGGCGATCTTGCTTTTAGAAATCTTGAATTTACATTAAAAGCTAGTGGAATTCACTTCGAGGGAGAGGCTCATGACCCCGTTAAATTTATTGGTGAAATTAGAAGTGCTTTTCAATCCGGACATGTTATTGCAGATCCCAAAGAAATGGATAAGATTAGAGTTGCTCTGGATAGAATTGGAGAGGATGAGAATCTATATAAAAATACAGAGGGAATCGTATTTTCTTGGAAGGGCGAGACAAAAAAGCTCACCGGCCTTTTCACTCCCATTAATAAACTTAGAGGATTTTTTGCTTATGGCGGAGCAAAAATAAAGGATTCAGACAGCGAGACAGAAATGAGAGAGTGGGTGAAAACAAAGCTAAGAAGTGTCATTTTTCACGATTCCGTTTATCCCCTTCTAAGTGAAAGTGGAATTGCCTTTGGTACCCGCAAGCTTACTCGAGATGAGGTAAATAGAACCCTAGATAAGAATAGGTCCGATTCTTTCTATTCTCAAATATTGGCTCCATTGGGACTCGAAATAGAGGCACTTGGCAGTGCTGGTGATCCTGATCATCAGATCGTGGGTGATATAGATGTTATGACTCCGACAGATGAAACTCCTTCTATGTTACGTGCAAAAATAGAAAAAATTGTTGGACCAGAAAATGTTAAACAGTTTCCCCAGCACGTAACTGTCAACTTTATTATTCCTGAGACTGAAGATCCCATTGCAATAGACATTGTTCCTACACAATATCCAGATGCCACCCGATATGCCATGAAAGGCGGCACCGTAGGTGGCGTCAAAGCTTCCTATCGTAACCTTCTTTTTGGACTAACAGCAAAGATTCTCGGAGAAAATGAATCTACATCTGACCTCGAGGTGAAATATACCTATCCACTTAAAGGAGGATTAAGAAAAAGAACTCGCAGAAGAGACGCTAATCTTAAGAAAAATCAGTGGGAGACAGATGAGATTAACTGGAATCCCAGTGAGTACATTCCACAATTGATGGGAGTGTTACCAGACGAGATAATCTCACAAACAAATCCCTCGGGATTTGATAAGGCTGATGTCGATACATTTGAAGAGCTAGTTGGATATCTTAAAAGGTCGGGAAGGCAAGATGTTCTCTCTAGGTTTGAAGAGTATATCGACAGATATCTACGACAGCATCCAGAAACAGCTCAGAAAGCAATTGACATTCTTTATGACAAGGAAGAAAAAGGAGAAGAAAAAATGGCTACTATTACTGAAGATTCCCTAAGATCACTAATTAGAAAGGCTTTATCGGAGGACCTTGTATATCACTCCTATAGGTTTGGAGACCTTGCTATAGATGATGATTCTCTTTCTCCGGGATCTATTACAAGTCTTGCAGATCTATTTGAAAAATTTAAGGATGAAGGATTTAAAAAACAGGCCTCACTGGTCAAAATCTTAAACGAAGAGCTTACAGCAATTGTAAACTTTCCAGATAAGTACAAGTCAGCCTGGGAGACTGTGGGTGAACACATGCTCTCCAGCTTAAATTTTATTCAGCAGACGGATATTGAGGGCGGTCCTAAAGTTGCAACCTTTTATGATGTTATAAGTCCGAGCGGAGTTCATTTTTCTGTTAAGACTTCGCTAAAAAACCCGGGCGGCACCAGTGGAAATACTGCGACGTCCTCCTCTAATTTAAAACTTTCTCAGATGAAATATGTTTTGAATAATCCCAGTTTAAAATTTGGTGTAATCGGATGTTTCAAAACAAAAGATAAGAAAAGCATCGTGTGGGAAGCAACTCCTTCTTTAAGTGGGGGAGAAATTGAAATGCCCGAAGACCTTAACTCTCCTGATCAAATGATAGAAAGGCAATCGGTCATTTATAAGGTGAAGGGTAATGACGTTGAGGTAAGCTTTATTGGAACATATAGAGGAGGAGATATTAGGCTGGAAGGCTCTGCAGCAATTAAGATCTTTGGCCAGTGGGAAAATTTATGGATAATCAATCTCATGCCGGTGGAGGAAACAGATGTCGAAATAGAAGAGCTCAGGCTGGCTTTGTTGCGATATGTAGGAGGGGCCTCAGATGATTCTCTTAAAAATATTTTAACAGCAATGGATGCTGCGGGAATAGAGATAGGAATAGAGATAAAAGGGTCACCTATTTCCGAGCATATTTCTTCTTCTGATAAAAATGAGTGATATTCCCAAGGTAATTTTAGAGCAAGTTAGCTTTGTTTCGTCATATGCTGAAAAGTGTGATGACTGGGTTACAATCAAAAAGGAAATTATGAGAGGAATTCCCTCTCATCTGAGAAAAAACTTTTCTACCAGGGATCCCAAGAGTAAAGAGCAGTGGCTAAATGAATTTGAAAAGAAGTTAATTGAGTACTATAAAGATCTCACCGGGGTTGATCTTATTCTTCGATCCCTCGAAGAAAGAAGAAATAATGACATTTTATAGCCGACTTAGTAAACGAATTTAAATTTTAATATAAAATTTTAAAAATTGTTATAAAATAATTTAGGAGAGAACAATGAGTTCGGATAGTGATAATAGTAAGTGGATTCCTGAAATAATGTATGAGGAAACTGCAGAGGGAGACTCTTCCACCATACCTTTTGTTATGGTGCCGGAAGGGAAGCTTATGCCTAATGTTCTGTTTATTTTCGAAAGTCGAGAAACTGGGGAATTTGAACCAGGCTCGGAAGGAGAAGAAGTTCCAGTTCTTGAATGGAACCTGCATCAATATGCAGATATGGAGGTCTTGAGAAAAAATTTAAACTGGATTGAATATGATAATGTTAGATTTGCCCTAGGGCTCGAGCCGATAGAAAAAGCAGCAGCGCTAGGAAAACAAATTAGCGAAACAATTAGAAATACGGTTGAAAAAAAGTGATAGATTATCTCGACCGAGAGATGATGAGAAATGCACTCATCAGAATGCAAATTTTTCATAAAGAAATGAACGATCTTCATAAAAAATTTGAAATAAGTTTCTTAGAAAATCTGGGGCGAAGAAACAATATTATGTCTCAATCTCAGGAAAACTTTATTGCTCACGAGATTGCTAAATCTTTTGAAGGTGTAGTTTGTGATGGAAGAACTGGGAAAGCGGACATTAGAATTGAATCTTTAGACGCTGAGCTTGAATGTAAACTTACTACTAGAAACAGATCAGGTCAGATTAGTTTACAGACTGATTATGAGACTTTGAAATCAAAAGGCAGCTTAGATTACATTTATGTCATAGCGTCGGATGATTTTAATTCCTTTGCAGCTCTCCATTTTAAAGGTTTGACTTGCGATGACTTCCGAGTTCCCTCTCTGGGTGCTAGAGGGAAGTCACAAATGATTAAATCAAAGGCAATGCTAAAATGCAAGGCACTGATGGGGGAAGTGATAAATAATAACGAAATTGAGCTGGACAAGCTTTCAGCAAGATATTCTCAAACTTTAAAGGAGTCTGACGTCCGTCTTGGGGAAATTGGTAATCGACTCAAAGAATCAGCTAGGAAAAAAGAGTCTGCAATGTTACAGAGAATGATGACTCAAGAAAGTCAGAGATTTGATAAGAAAATAAAAAATATTTTAAAAAAAATTGATTACTGGAAAATTTCCACGACCAGGTTTAGCATTGATCTTGAAAAGATATCTTAAAGCTATTAATATCAAAGCATTTTACTTCTTTGCCATATATTTAATAAGGAATAGGAGATCATACTAATGAATTTTGATGCTAATCGGCTAGCTAAGCTTGCTGGACTTTCTACCGACCAATCAAAAAGAGTTTTATCTGAGGGCCAGCTTCAGGAACTTGGAAATCAGCGTAAAAGAGATGAGCAGGGTGACCAAGATGAAGGCGGTCATGATCTTGCAGAGTTAAAAGATATTGAATGGCTCGGTGAAGAAGATGACGATGACTGGGGCAGCGATGAGGATGAGTATAAACGCCGCGACGGACATCGCACCGGTGATGTCGAAGGTCATTACAAGGACTACGAGCTGGGAGAGAATGAGGACGAAGAGCTCTCTGGGACCACATCCAGCAAAGATGATCTGTCAAAAACTCACCGAGATGGAGAGGGTGAGTTAGCCGATCCCGAGTTAGATTATGATGAGGATGAACTCGTCGATGAGAATAGTGTGATCGAGATAGATGAGAACATGCTTAAAAGAGAAATTTTAAGAATGAAAGCTAAAAGAAAGAAAAATCTTCAGGAAAATAATTTTAGAAAGATGATTCGAAGCGAAATCCAGCAAGTTATTAAGTCTCTATCAGAATCTGATTCAGACCTATACACTGATTCCTCCTGGCTGTATGGTGATAATAAGCCAACACTAAGCAAAAAGGGTCAGATAATTAGAGGAATTCCTGGAATTGGCTTTAAGAGGTAATCTTCTAAATATTCAACAGAGATATGAAACTTCACCAAACTGTTATTGAAAAGTTAGTGACCGTTTTCGAAAAATACGGCGGTCATAGAGAAGAGATAAAATTAAAAGAAGCTTTGAATGAATTAAGCTTTACTGTATATGCACAGCAATCTACAGGAAATGATATTTTAGTTCTTACCGAAGACATGGAAAAACATAGAACATAGAGAAATATTTTTATTTGAATCTTAGAAGTCATTAACTTGACTTCTTTTTTTTTGTAAAAATAGGAGTGTTATCTTTATGATGTTAAAGAGATGAGATACAGTGTCGGTCAGGTAATATATCTTTTATTAAATAGTGAAAGAAAGGTAGTGCCTGCTCAAATTATTGAACAAATTGTACGTAAGACTCTAGAGGGAGAGAGTATTTCCTATCTAGTAGAATTCCCAGACAATAAAAGATCGAAAGCTCACTTAGAAAAACTAGACGCACAAATTTTTACATCTTCCGATGAAATTAAAAATAAAATGATTAAAAATGCTAAAGAAATGATTGAGTCAATCATCGGAGAAGCAGAAGCTACAGCGAATCAAAGTTTTGATGTTTTATCTTCAGAGGTCCCCGTTGAAGACGAACCACCCCCTGCAGTGGAAAATATTGATTCTCATTCGCCTATAAAGGTCGACCTCGGCGATGGTTTTACTGGAAATTTTAACTTTACAGAAAGTTCTTAACAGGAGAAAGAATGGAAAAAACTTTAACAGAGAATGAATTAAAAAAGCTTAGAGAAGCTCACATATTAGAGAAGGATGAAATTGCATTTCAATCTGGGGATCTCTTCGTGGCCGAAAATGTTTGTACCCGAAAGCGAAGGATAATAGAGGTGAATAAGATTCTGGGTGAATCAGGAAGAAAAATCTTAAAGGGATAAAATGAATAGCACTTATAAATTAATTGAATTTGATTCTGTAGCTAGAGAGCTCCTTCTTGAAGGAGTTAATATTCTCTCAAATGCGGTAAAAGTTACAATGGGTCCCCGGGGAAGGAACGTGATCATTGAGAACCCTGGAGACTATCCTGTTTTAACAAAAGACGGGGTAACTGTTGCCCGAGCCATCAATTTAAGAAATCAATTTTTAAATCTAGGTGCACAGATGGTGAAGCAAGCTGCTTCCCGTACTTCTGATGTGGCTGGGGACGGCACCACCACAGCCACAGTTCTATCTCAAGCAATATTTTTAGAAGGGGTCAAGATGATAGCTGCCGGATATCCGGCAGCTGACATTAGAAAAGGAATAAATTTTGCAACGGAGAAAGCAATTAAAAATCTTAAATTACTTGCCATTCCCGTAACAGAAGATGAAGAGGTGAAACAGGTGGGAACTATCTCTGCTAATGGTGAAGAAGAGATAGGAGAGTTACTTTTAGAAGCTTTGAATGCAGTGGGACGAGACGGTGTGATAACAGTAGAAGAAGCAAAAGGGTTTAATACTTCATTAGACATAATCGAAGGTATGCAGCTTGAAAGAGGGTATCTTTCGCCTTATTTTGTTACAAATCAAGAAAGGATGACATGTGACCTTGAAAAGCCTCTAATCTTGATGTGCAGCAAAAAGCTTGATAATTTAAAGGAAGTCATGCCCATTCTTGAAAAAGTTTTAAATACACAAAGAAGCCTGCTTATTATTTCTGATGATGTCGATGGTGATGCAATGCAAGGGCTGGTTGTAAATAAAATGAGAGGCGCTCTTAGAGTTTGTGCAATTAGGTCGCCAGGCTTTGGAGAGAATCGAATTAATATGATGAAAGACGTTGCAGTCCTGACAGGATGTAAAAAAATAATCTCAGACGCCTCAGGAGAGACACTTAGTGATATCGGGATCGAAGATCTAGGTACATGCAAGAAAGCTATTATAGGAAAGATGGGAACCTTGATCATGGGAGGCGCGGGATCGTCAGAAAACATAGCGAATAGAATTAAGGAAATTAAAGAACAATTAGAGAATGATCTTCTTGAAGAAGATGAGTCGGGTTATTTAAAGATGAGACTCGCTAAGCTGGCCGGAGGGGTGGCAGTTTTACGTGTGGGAGGATCCACGGAGGCTGAAATGGGAGAAAGAAAGGACCGGGTGGAAGATGCTCTTAATGCAACACAGGCAGCCATTGAGGAAGGAATTGTTCCTGGAGGTGGAGTGGCTTTAGTAAGAAGTGTTAAAGACTTAAAACCTCCCAAGGATCACAAGGATGACGGATTCGGTGCCGGAGTGGATATTATAAAAAAAGCCTGCCTTTCTCCGTTGAGACAGATCGTAAGAAATTCAGGGGGCACCCCTGATGTTGTGCTTGAAAAAATTCGAAACGGAGGAGAGGAATACGGATACAATGCTCAGGAGGATTGCTACGGAGACATGTTTAAGATGGGAATAATAGATCCTCTCAAAGTGGTACGGAGCGCCCTAGAAAATGCTGCATCTTCTGCGTCAATGTTACTGACCATAGGATGTGCCATGATCGAAGAAAGAGAGTCCGAATCTTTAGACAGTGGACTTTTTAACAAAAGTCGTGGACGAAAAGAATATTTAAATATAGATGATCCCTACTCCTGAAAAAAACTTTAGAAGCTCTATTCAATCTATTCTTGAACAATCGGAACCTGAGTCTGAGTTTAGACTAGACAGAGAGCTAGTAAATGTTACATGTCAGCTGAATCTTGATGATCGTGTACATGTTCCCGACTTGCTGACACGAATAAGGGTTCTACCCACAGTCTCTGTTGTAGGACAAACAGAGAAAGTGATAAGGTCTTCAGCTGCTGGCGGCAAAGCGAGCCTTGATATTTATATTAAATTTTTACCTGCTCCCGGAAATACCCTTAAGAATCTTCGTGCAATGGCACGATTGGTGAAGTCATTGCCGGGAGTTAATATTGTAAAAATCATAGCTGTCGGGGGAAAAAGGGTGATGTATCAAGGGAAGCCCTTAGTAATTTAAATGTCACATGAGCTAAACGCTTTCATTAGAGAGTGCCTTATAGAGTCAAAAAAAATTAAAAGACCTCATAAAAAAACTGCACGAATTATTTGTGCATTTCCCGGTAATCTTAGACACATCCTCAATTGGCTCCAGCTTAACAAGGCTTGCAAATCAATTGGTGAAATTAAAAAGGCAGGCAATATTTATTATGTCACAGTTAGAGTTTCATCCACTTCCGGTAGACAGAAAGTTAAAGATCTCGTAAAGAGCAGATTTGGTAATATCGGGAGGGTTGAATAATGCCAAACGGAACAACAGAAGACTGGGTAGGAAAGCTGCAAGATGCGCTAACAGAGCTAAAGATATCTTCAGTAAACGTTGAGGCCAAGTTAGATCAAATTCAAATTGCATTTCAGAAAATTGAAAGCAACATGGAGGATATGCAGTCGGCTTCTTCTGATCAGGAAACTCGATTGCAGCTTTTAGAAGCTCACTGTGGGAGAATTCCAGATCGATTAAATGAGGATCTTGCTCTACTTAAGGCACAGGTTTCAACATATCAAAAATTTTTATGGGTAGTGACAATAGGGCTTACTGGTGTGATAATAAACATATTTTTTAGACATCTTATATAAAATTTCATGTAAATACCTTTTAGATGTGGTATAATAGATACAATCTAGAGAAATACTTTGTTTTCTAATGATGATGTCGTCAGAATGCCCACCGAAGGTTTAATAGAGTATTCTCGGTATCTATTAAAAAAAATTGAAAAACTTAAAAAGAAAAATTCAAATACAAAACAAGCTGAAATTGAGTTTTGCTATATTCACAGACGGATCGAAAAAAGATTGAAAAAGGTCAACGATCCCCTTTCCCATTAGACAATAGTGTCTATATTTTCATGTTAGGAAAATTTTATGTCAACAACAATTGATTCTTACTTTAAAGATGTTTCTAGAACTCGTCTTCTCACTAGGGAGGAAGAGGTTCTACTTTCTCAACGGATAGAAAAAGGGGACAAAAGTGCCCGGGACATAATGATAGAATCTAATCTTAGGCTGGCAATCAGCATTGCTAAGAAATACTCTCGTGGTGGTGGAAATCTACCCGATCTAATTCAGGAATCTAACATTGGATTAATGAAGGCGGTAGATAGATATGACTGGAGAAGAGGATTTAAATTTAGCACCTATGCCAGCTGGTGGATTAGACAGTCCGTTACTAGGCACTTGTGTACACACGGGAGCACTGTGCGAATCCCTTCACACACCTCGGGTTTAATTTATAAAATTTCTCGAGTTACCCGAGAATATTCTCAGGAATTTGGACAAAATCCTACATCTTCTGAACTGGCCGATTTGCTCAATGTCTCTGAATCATTGATAAAAGTGAGCCTTGAGTCCATGACCTTAAGAAATATGCTATCGATTGACGCATCGATCAATAATGATAGTGATAATCGCAGGTTTGCCGAAGTTCTTGCTGATCCCAATTCAATTGATCCCAATAAGATTATGGATCGACAAAAAATTATGGATGCAATTTGTGAGTGTCTTGGGCAGCTTTCAGAAAGAGAAGAGAAAATTTTAAGACTTCGGTTTGGAATCGTCCAGGACCTTCTTACATTAGATGATTTAGAAATTTCTGAATCAGAAACTAACAAAATTAAACTACAGGAGAGAAAGTAGAATGGCAATGCCTAAAGGATATAAAATTGCAGGGGGATACGCGACCGTTGGAAGTGACATTGGAGGAATGGGGTATAGAGAGATTTCTGAAAAAATGACTGAGAATGGATTTAAAATGAATCACTCTACTGCTAGAAATATATTTTTGTCTGCTATGAGAAAGTTTGCAGCTGAAGTTTGTAAAATTTATAGTATCTCCCCGACTCGGGAAAATCTTGATATGATTTCAGCTGATCCTAGATTTCAATCTGGAATATTTGAAATAATGAGCCTGAATGATAAGACTGGTGATTAAAAAGGCTGGAGTGAAGATCCTGATAGGGAGTGGTGGAGAAGAGTCTATATTGCAGTTATTCAAAAACCACTCATTGATCTGGACAGCTGATGAACGATTTTTTTAAAAAACTTTCTTTCACACGTCGTTATACAGAGATTCTGGAAGCTTGTGAGTGGGACGAGGAAAGGGTTAAAGCTCTGTTTTTAACCACAGTGTCTTTAGTTGAAAAACTTAAAAAGGAAGATCAGCTTGTTTCTTCTTACTCAGATTTTGAAAAACTTTTGAAGAGTAAACTAGAGGGAAACGATCGAAATGGAGAAATAAATATATTATTGGAGATATTAAAAGACGATCTTCAAAATTTAGATTTATTTGGAGAATACAAAGATGACAATTAGCTGGGATTTTTTTACAGGAAGAAGAAGGATTGACGTTAAAAAGTGGGTGACAGAAAATAATGTTACAAGCTATGAGAAGCTCGTTAGATCTTTAAAGAAGATAGATGTGGTTCCTCCGCCACCCGGACACTCAGATATTTCGAATATGGGCTTTACAGAAACTCTCCGAGACCCTTCAGAAGAAGGGAAGAGTGGTAAGCCAGGGTTGAAAAGACCCACTCAGAAAAAATCTTCTAAAAACTCTCCAAAGAGAAAAAGCACCACGAGATCGACGCCAAGTAGAGCAAGAAAAAAATCAGGGAAAAAGAAGTGATATCTAATATGAGTAGATTAAGATTGGGATCTGGAGATGTTGTAGTGAACAACAGGCTAGATTCAAGAAATATAGGGGTTCTTATTGAAAAATGCGATCTCCATGAGGATTACTGGAAGGTTCTCTGTGAGGGAGATATTGTCGTGTGGTTCAATCCTAATCTTCAGCGAATCCAGGATAAGGCTAGTGAATCCCAAAGAGCCTAAGCAATTAACTAACACTTCTTGGTATGATGAATCTGAGCAAACTGTAGTTTTTGCTGTGGATCGGGTTACAGTTGCACTAGATGTTGAAGAGTTTTTGGACTTTTATAATATGATCCAGGATACTAAAGAAGCTCTAGTCCTTGAGGCATCTTTAGAAATCGGAGCAGTTCAAGAGGACGATGAGACTCGGTATCAATTTATTCCTACTCCCGATATTGACGACTATAACTAGAAAGATAAATGACTATTAGAAAAATACTTTTATGGCCTGACGCGGGTCTATGTAGATCATCAGCAAAAGTTTCTTCATTAGAAAAAGATGATAAAGTTTTAATTGATGATATGATAGAAACAATGCAAAGCCTGGGAGCTCTGGGAATCTCTGCTCCTCAATTTGGTATTTCAAAAAAAATATCTGTCATTGATCTTCCCAAGATTGATAAACGATTTGATGATGTTTTAGTTCTTATCAATCCATCTCTTCGAGATGGATTTGGAGAGAGAGTTTTTGAAGAAGGCTGCCTCTCGGTTCCCACTGTATGTGTTCCCACTTTAAGAGCGGAGATTGCTGTAATTGAATATGAGGATGTCGAGGGAGAAAAGCACGAATTAAACGCTACAGGTTTGCTCGCAGCAGTTGTTCAACACGAAATCGATCATCTACAGGGAGATGTTATTGTGGAAAAGCTTAGCAAGGATGATCGAAAGAAGATTATGAATCGAATGGAAAGTTTTAAAAAAGATGAAAGCTTTGTTAGTACATGAGATCCTAGAGGAGATTCGCTTAGCTCGAGGTCCAAAGTTAAAATCTAAGATTCTCTTGGAGCATAAAGAGAATGAAATTCTGCGGAGAATCTTAAGATATGCCGGAGATCCTTATTTGACTTTTAATATTGTAAAGGTACCCTCTATTAAAAAGAGATATCCTGCTCAAGATGAGAATCTCCGATGGAACTCCTTTTTTGAAATGGCTGATCTGTGCCAGAAAAGAGAGTATACAGGAAACTATGCAATTGAAATGATACAAGGCTCGTTTTGTGTTGCTGTTGAGGAGGAAGAAAAATGGATGAGAAAGATTCTTAAAAAGCATCTTAACATTGGAGCTTCAACAAAAACTATCAATAAGGTTTTTCCGGGATTAATTCCGACTTTTGACGTCTCGCTGGCACAGAAATTTGAGGAGAAAAGAGTTGTTGAAAAGAGAGTTGCAGTTGAACCTAAGCTTGATGGAATCCGATGTTTTACGGTTGTTGAAAATGGTAATGCTTTAATGTATGCTCGTTCTGGAAAGCTTATTACAAACTTTGATAACACGATCGGAGAAGAGATATCTAAATTAGGCGACGGCTGCTATGATGGAGAGATCATGGGAAAAGATTTTATAGAGCTGATGCGCCAAGCATATCGCAAAGAGGATGTAAATACTGACGGGACGTATCTTGCTTTGTTTGACTATCTTCCCATCCGAGAGTGGAAAGAGAGGCAAGCAAAGTTAAGCTGTGAACAGCGCTATAGCATTCTTGTCAAAAGGGTTCCTAAAATATCAAAGCATCTACGAGTAGTTCAACGATTATCTACAGCATCTAGCTATCAAGAGATTAAAAAGCTACATGATAAATTTGTCTTAGAAGGGTATGAGGGTGTTATGATCAAAGATCTTGACTCTCCGTATATATTTGGACGAGGATATGAAGTTATGAAGCTTAAGGCATTTTTTGATTCTGATTGCGAAGTAGTGAGAATTGAAGAAGGAACGGGAAAGTATGGAGGGATGTGTGGCAGCATCGTGGTTGATTTTAACAGCGTCCAGGTAGGAATAGGCAGCGGGCTGTCTGATGAACAACGTAAAGCAATCTGGGATCACCCAGAGGCCTATATTGGGCGTACCGTGGAAGTGAGATATCAGGAGATCACCCCAGACGGGAGCTTAAGATTTCCAACGTTCGTATGCTGGAGAAATGATAAAGATTAGTAATAAAATTCTATTCTAGAATTTAAATTATATTTTTATCCCATAGATATGATTTACCCATAACTAATAACAATACAGGAGTAATAAAAATAATGGAAAAGAGATTAATCACAATTGAAGGATACAGCAAGCTAGTTGAGGATCTAGATCACTATCTAACTGTAGTAAGACCCCAGGTCGTTAAAGATATCGAAGATGCCCTGTCTTTTGGAGATTTGAGAGAAAATGCTGAATATTCCTTCGCCAAAGAGCGCCAGGCCCAAATAGAAGATAAGATTATAAAGCTTTCAGAAATCATTAAAAATTCTAAAGCTATAGATATTAAAAATCTATCTAATGATAATATCGTTTCATTTGGATCAAGAGTTAGAATTTTAAATCTGGAAACAGACGTAGAAAAAGTCTATCAGCTTGTAGGAAAATCAGAATTTGATGCCAAGAAGGGAAAAATAAGCTACATGTCTCCCGTGGGAAAAGAGCTTATGGGAAAATCTCCCGGAGATGATATTGAAGTCACTGTTCCTGCGGGAGATCAAATTTGGGAAATATTGGAAATAGTTTCTGAGCCACTGTAGCTCAATGGCAGAGCTCCGCTCTTGTAAAGCGGGGGTTAAGGGTTCAAATCCCTTCGGTGGCTCCGCCCTTTATTAAAAAAATTATACTATTGTATACGATATCATTAAAATGATATAATCTATGAAGAGGATTTAAAACATGGAAGAAAAACTATTAAACGATTTAATAAAGCTGCGAGAATTTGTTATCTCACGTTACGATAAGCTAGATGGCAGAACCGAATCAAGTGCCATGATGAAGCAAGATGAAGTTGCTTTCGATTTCGAGACAATAGTCCGCAGCATTGACGATCTTTTAAAGAATGATGTTAAATTTGAATAGTTGAAATTATAAAAAATTAATTCCTCATATTTATTAAATGAGGATGTCTAAACTATTTAAAATATGGGGAATGTCCTTCCTGTTTTTCGGGGGGTGTTCCCCTGACTATTCAATCAATGACCAGCAAGAAACTAGAGTCGTTGTCGACTCCTTTGTTCAAGCCGAAGAGATAGAAGATCTCGATGTACTGGTGGTAGTGGATACTTCTGGTTCAATGCTAGATGATGCAGATGAGGTGGGATCGGGTCTTGAGATATTTAGGTCTGATATTGAGGGGTTGACCTCCACCTATAGAATCGCTTTTATAACAACAGACGCCGATCGATTGGGATACACAGGATACTATGACACCTCGTCATCATCAATTGATTTAATGCTAGCACCGGGTCTTCTACCCTCTGTCTCTGGAGAAGCAGGTTTCGAATCTACTTATGTTTTTATTTCCAGCGACGAGGGAATAGAGTTTAAAAGAGACGAAGCGGATTTTCTTTTATTTTTAATATCAGATGAAGATGAACAAAGCAGTATTTCTTCTGCTATATTTAAAGACTGGTTACAGAATGAGTTTTCCGAAGTCAACCATGACGTGGTTTCCATCACCTCCCTCGAAGATAGTGAGTGCTCCTGGGAGATAGGATTTAAATATATTGAATTATCTGCTCTTTACAATAAGGATGCTATTGATATATGTGCTGAAGGCTGGGAAGTTTGGTTAGCAGAAAGCTCTTTTCTCACTCAGATGATTAGAGAAATTCAACTTACTGAAATCCCTATTTTAGAATCAGTGGTGGTCTATGTGGATCAGCAGATTACTTATGCATGGACGTACAGCGAGCCTAGTAATTCAATATATTTAGACGTGATTCCTGACTATGGATCGGTGGTTGAAGCAGGTTACAAGGTTTATATGGATTAAATGTCGATATAAGCCTATTTTTAAAATAATTAGATATAGAGGGGTGATTTGTGAAACCAGGCGATTTAGTAACTTTAAAAGAAAACATTGAGCGCTTAGATAAAAGTGAAATTTTATTAAATAATGACCTGGGTATAGTAATAAATTCCAGTGATCGCAGGTGTAAAGTATTAATAAGGGGCACAGTTTGGGGATTTAAAAGTGATATGCTTTTAAAGCTAGATGAATATGACAAAGGTCAAGCACATGCCCAAGATGAGCCCAACTAATAATGACAACATTAAAGCAATTCCATGCTGCCGGGATTGCTTAGTAAGGTGGCTTTTTTCAATTCTAAGCATCTCATAGTCAGAATATAATCTTTCTTGAGCTATCTTAACTTGTTCTTCAAGATGTTCTAGCTCTTTTTCTTTCATTTGTATTAATCGAGGGTGAGAGATAAGATTGTCGTCCACTTTAATTCCTATAGAAGAGACTCTATTTCTTCAACAATAACACTTTCATTCCAGCCGGGAAGATAAAATTCTGTGATCATATCTCGATTAATAATAAAAAATGTCGGCCAACTACTTACCTGCCACCCAGACTCCCCGTCCGGATCAATTAGAGATCTATTTCCAATTAAAACGGGGGATGAAGTCATTCCGTACTGAGAAGACCAAGAGTAGATATCTGATATACCTGGTTCGGAGCCAGTTTGATCGTCTATGAGGATGGTTATGTATACAAAATTTTGATCCTCATACGTGTCTTGTATAATTTGAGAATTAGGTGCTATCATTTTACATACAGGGCACCACATCGTTGAAAAGTCTAAAACAATTACCTTTCCCATATGATCGTAAAGAGAAAATTCATTTCCATTTTGATCAATGAGATTAAACTCGCAGGGATGATCTTGGAGATCATAGGAGCAATTGGACCACGTGACTAGAGGGTTTTCTCCTGAAGAATCTGGAGTCCCGCTATCCAAAAACTTGTGAGGATAAATTTCTATATTTAAATCTCTCCCACTGGGAGAAATTTCAGTCTTAACGGGTTCATCATCTCTTTCCGTAGATGTGTCATTAGAATGTAATAGACACGAGCAGAGAAAAAAGAACAAAGTGGTAAATCCAATATTCATTTTTATAAAAGTTATTAATTTTATCTTATCAATTTCCTATAATTAATATAGGATGCTTAAATTTAAAAATAAATTTCTACTTAGGCTGTCGGTTATAGGGTTTTTATTTTGTATCTGCTGCTATAGTTTTAGCTCTTACTCACCCCAATCGGAATCCAGAGAACTTTCTACTGCTACGATGGGACCCGAGCTCATTAAAAGCTCAAATGATATTCCCAGGTCTCTTAGGAGATCTTTGCGTTTATCTGTGGTTAAAGTCAAGTCCGTTCTTATTCCTACAGGTCCTGATACAGATCTTCTCTATCGATATGGAAGCGGATCTTACATGATTTTTGAAGATAGGCACTTTGTTATCACAGCTGCTCATGTTCTTCGCGATGCGGGAGTTGTCATCGTAGCAGGTTTTTCTGAAGAGGTCCTCGCAACTCCCGTTTATATCGATTTTGAATCAGATGTGGCTGTGCTATTGATTCCCCGAATGGATTCTCGGTCTCCAGTAGCATTTAATCCCATTAAATTTCCCAGAAGTCGAAATATTGCAGGAGAAAATATCGTATATGCAGGATATCCTAATTCTCATGATGAACCCTTAGTTTTATCTGGTATTATCGCAGGATATGAGAATGATAGATTAATTCTTCAATCGTATGCGTGGATGGGATCTTCAGGGTCATGTATATTTGATCATCGAGGAAGAATCGTTGGAATTGTGTCCGGCATAGAGATAGGATCATCTAACCATTTTCCTCCTCAGCTAATTGAAAGCATGATTTGGGCATCTCCGGCGTGGAATTTAAGTAAATCTCGAATGAGAGAAATTCTAAATTGATTTGATGTAAATTGTATTTCTCTATGATATAATGTTACATATATCGGAGAAGAAATGTCTAGTGTATTACCTGGCTCGTGAAAGAGCCTTAAATAACGGTAGAGTTTATCATATTGCAGCAATTTTGCGAAGAGGAAAGCATATTGTTAAAATTGGAGTAAACTCAAGCAAAACTCATCCTCAATTTGGAAGAGTGTATCCTGATGGATCATGCGCTTATCACATGCATGCTGAAATGGACGCGCTACGTTTTGCCCAGCCCGGAGATACTCTAGAAGTTATGAGATTTCGTAAGTCAGATAATGAATATGCTATTGCGAAGCCTTGTGAGTTTTGCATGAAACATATTATAGAAGCTGGAATTAAAAAGGTTAAATATACTAACGATCTAGGTGAATGGGAAACAATGAGAGTTTTTCCCGCGTAGGAATAGTTTTTTTTACTGATTCAGAGTTTCTTGAATCAGTGTGTCAATCCAGGTGGAGCTAAATCCTTGTAATCTAGTGTGTAGTACCATCTCATCAGTAATAAAAAAGAAAGTCGGCCATGCTGTTAATGGCCATCCATTTGTTCCGCTTACATCAATTAAATCACGTGAGCCAGCGAGGACTGGAGAGGTAATCCCATAGGTGTCACACCAATAGGTGATATCTGCTGCAGTGGGAGGGTCTCCCGTAGAATTTTCAATTAATACAGTGATATAGGTAATTTCTTCTGCATATTGATCTTGGACTTGCTGGACTTCTGCAGCTGCACTGTTGCAAGGTCCACACCACATCGTAGAGAGATCGAGAACAATAACACCACCATAATAATCATAAAGAGAAATATCCATCAACAGCTGATTGCTTAGGGTAAAATTACAGGGATGATCTCCAGTATTTTGTGAGCAGGATTCCCACGACGCCCAGGGATAAGGATCAGCTACGGGAGTATTGCTGGTATCGCCAGATGTCAGACTAGGCTTGCATCCCCCGAGTCCCATTATCATTAGTAGTCCCCAGTTTATCAAATTATTTTTTAACATCTTAATTTCTAGTGCTCCTTATTTCTTACCGAACTATCCCAAATACATCATCAACCCAGCCGAAAACTATTTCCTCATTCCACCCAAGTAGACCGTTATGGACGGTTAGAGTCTCATCTACCACCACAATTGTTGGCCACGCAGAAATTGGATAACCATCTTCGGCAGTAAGATCGATAATGCTTCTATCTCCAGCCAAGACAGGGGAAGTGGTCATGCCATACCTAGAAACCCAATCCTGAATTTCTGATGGCGTCGGCGGCGTTCCCCACGATGGTCCATCTACTAATACCGTTACCCATAAGAAATCGTAGCCTAAAGCTGTGTAGGTATCTTGATGAATCTGAGCGTCTCCGGCGATACTGTTGCAGACTCCGCACCAGATTGTAGAAAAATCGACAACCATAACAGTGCCATAGTTGTCATAGAGTGACCAATCATTTCCATTTTGATCTTGGAATGTAAAGTCGCAAGCTTTTTCCCCGGGTTTTCCGCTACATTCAGTCCACGTAATGGGAGATGGATCTGTGTCCTCGACTGCAGAGTCACTATCACTGTCGGAAGTATCCGTGTTCGTGATATGAGTATCTTTAATGACAGAATCATCATCGACGACGGAATCATCATCGACTGTGTCTTCTTCTATGACTGTGTCGTTCGAAGTTTTATCATTTATGCCTGTTGAAGTCTCCCCAGGCGTCGCGCAGCTTATGAGATTAGCTGTTGTGAAATTGGCCCACGCAAGTGCGGCCAAAAATATAAGTGATTTGTGTTTTAACATGTTTTATTCTCCAGTGTCACAGTCCGCCCAAGCTGCATATTGTATATCAATTGAACTTTCATCTGCAGGCGCTACAGTAAATGAAACAGAATTGGCTGCGGTGTCATATGTCCAATCTGCTGAAAGTAAACCATCAACACTCACTATGATAGTGTCTTCAATGGGATAATCTGATAAAGGAAAAGAGAGCATCGACATTGAGTCTCTAGCTAATGTGTCCATAGTGACACTCCAATCTGCAGCGCAGATTGACATAAACGTTCCGCCCAGATCAGCCACGACGTCATAATATCCATCGCCGAACTGGGCGCTGCCATTTGACGTGCATCCAGAAGGATAATCACCAGCGACCGCATGTGCCACAACAAGCTCGTGAGAGCTTTTCAATGATTGAAGGTGCGTAGAATAATCAGAAGGAGTCATTCCAGCTGATCCTCCTCCGTAGGCTGAAGTATTGGTAGAGGCATCAGGTTCGTCGGAAACATATACCACCACTAAGCGAGCCGATGCTCTAAAAAATCCCGTTGCTGATCCCGGAGCTGCATCTCCACCAGTAGCTGTGGATTCATATGAATACCACAATCCTTTTTCAATTGGTGCTCCGTGGTATCCAATCGCATCGACCTGGTTGCTAAATTCTGCTACTGGATCAGGAGTAGCGGGAGTGATTATGTTTCCTACAAAACTGGCATCATCTGTGGTTATTAGAGCTACTTGATAATCTACTCCAGCACCTACAAAGACGGACATAAAATCTCCGAAATTATTTTTTAGATTAGTCTGATTAGAAGACATAGACCCAGAGTTATCAACAACAAAAAGAATGTCTACTATTGCTTCTCCATCTTGTGTAAAATTATCTATCACCCAATACTCATAAGCTCCTAGTGCGCTGTGATCTGACATAACAACGGGGTTAAGCGGATCGCTAGATACTATTTCAACATATGCATCGTCTGATAATAAGTCTAGCGGGGTGTAGTAAATTGTAAGGCTTAAAGAATCACTGGGGGCAATAATCCACGGTAACGGTCCATTTTCAATTTCGTATTGAATCATTGAAAAGTCAACAGGGACTGTAACATAATATCTGATGTCATTTATTTCCAAATTAGCATTGCCAATATTTGAGATAGTAATATCAAATGAGTCATCACATCCAAGATAAACTGTTCCTAAGTCATGCGCGGCAGGATCTACTTCAATCACAGGAGCGTCACCTTTTCCAGATAGATTGACTGTAACAATTTCCTCGTCTGGATCGTCTGATAAAATTGAAATCGAATTTATATTTGATTCGTAGGTAATTGGGTCATAGGAAACTATAAGATCTGTAGATTTTCCCGGCTCTATTTCATTTGAAATTATATTTGTTATGGAATAAACTGACGTTGATAGATTAAATTTGATTGCATTAATATTGAGAACTTCATTCCCTGCGTTTGAGATCGTAATTGTTTCAAGAGATAGTTCGTATCCTGCATTTAATGATCCGAAATCAACTGTAGTTGGATTTACATCTATGTCAGGCTCACGGTCTACTTTTGGATGAAGTGCATAATCTGAGCAACTAAATAGAGAAAGAAGAATAACAAGTGACTGAATTAAACGAAACATGTCATTAATATATATGTGCTCATGCAAGGTATGCCGATCATGTAAATCCTTTTCTTTTGAGATATAATAAGGATAGAAACTATCGGGATGGTTTAAAGTGATTCATCTGTTTGGAAAGATTCCTACAAAGGTTCATGTAGCGTGCTCAGGAGGCCCGGACTCCATGGCTGTTCTTGATTTTCTTTTAAATGGTCGAAAGTCTATTACTGTAGTGCATTTTGATCATGGAACAGAGCATGCAAATGTGGCGAGACAATTTATTACTGACTATTGCAGGTTCAAAAAAATTCCCATCGTAGTGAAAGAAATTCAGAGATCAAAAAGTAAAGAGGAATCTCCCGAGGAATATTGGAGAAATGAGAGATATCGATTTTTTAGAGGGATAAGCTCTCCTATTGTTACCGGTCATAATTTAGATGACGCTGTAGAGTGGTGGATAATGACTGCGATGCACGGACAGCCACGACTGATTCCCTACCGGCATGGAAATGTCATTAGGCCTTTTTTGCTTGCTGAAAAGTCAGAATTGCTTGAGTGGGTGGAAAGAAAAAATATTCCCTATGTGCTAGATCCTTCTAATAAGTCAGATAAATTTTCTCGCTCTATTGTAAGAGAACATATAATGCCACATGCACTTAAGGTAAATCCTGGAATTAGGAAAGTGGTCAAACGTCTTTTAAAAGAGAGCACTACTTCATTTTGATGTAGCTTTCAAAAAAAAATGGTATAATAATAAAAGGAGATAAAATGATATATTCTATAGCTATAGCAAGTTTGTTGATGGGATGCCAGGATAAATCCCATTCCCTATTAGTTTTCGAAACCGCTGACAGGCTAAATACTTCTCATGGCGTGGCTGGCAGTATTGGTTCAAAGGATAGAGAAGAGACTGTTGCCATAGAGCCAACTGAGTTTTGGGTCAGTAGTGACAACAGCAGAGAAGATACCATGTTTGTTGCTACTCACTTTATACGATCATCTAGGATGATTTTCTCTGAAATGATCGCCGTAATCGACGATTCCGACCGAATCGACGTCGATGACCAGGGACCCATCTTTTGGCAGAAGATCTTTGATTCAGAGCTTTCTTGTCTTGCGGATTCCCAGCTTAGGATTTTTGATATCTCTGAACAAAAGATCAATGATCCTGAGGTTATGACATTTTATACGCCCGAGGTAATCCCACCTCCTCCAGCTACTATTTCAGGGATGACAGCCCCCATAAGTGATTGGGATTTTTACCTGTTTGTGTGTCGAGATTGTGGGGATGAGAGAGAAGAGACTATTGCTCATGAAGTGTCACATTACTGGTTTAATGTATGTGATCATAATCTTCCATATGACGTCGAATCATTTGCCAATAAAATTGAAAAGGCCTACGTTGAATCAATCGGCAAGGAATATAAAAGCGTCAGGCCAGATCTAAACGCTGTGATTCCTATTCACAGGTTCTGAACCAGGCCTTCGTCGTTCCAGCCCCCATTTTCAAGAATAGGGTGCATTAGATGTCCACGACGGTTTATGTGCAGCCACCCCAGTGCATGACCGATTTCGTGTTCTAGAATTCTTTCCCTGAGATTTTCTTTAAGCTCAATCCTCACCCGCACAATCTCGCCTGTTTCGCGATCAAATCTTATAAATGTGGTGGCGTGATTCGAAGGATTAAAATTCTCTTGACTAATTAAAGAGATCACAATAGATCCGTACGCGGAGCCAACAATACATCCGTTACCGTGGCCAGCTTCAACAATATTACCAAAGGTGTATCCTCTGGTTTTCCACCATTCAACTGCTGCTGCCACTTCTGCACGTGCAGCAGGAGATCCTTCGCAAATTTGAATGTCAGGAGGAAATTTCCAGCTTCCTAGCTTTTCTATCTCCCCGCCTCTAAGTCGAACATCGACATATGGATCCTCAATTAGAACAGGAGTTGATCCAGATAAAACGGGGGATAGAATAATTAAAAATAACAAGCGTTTAAAAAAGTTCGTCATATAATAAACTATTTCATTGCAGGCTTTTAAGCATGTACAGTCTTGTGGGAGAAGAGTAGAATTAAACATGAAAAGTAAAAATTCATCTAAAATTGCACTTAAAATGCTTAAAAAAGAGGTTGATAAAATAACTACGGGAGTTTTTAAGATAGAGCAGACTTCGGATGACGGGGGTCCCCTCTTTGAGGTGAGGACTGATAAGAGAAAATCCAAGAGAATGAGGCAGAAGCTCCCCTTGGTTTACATGGGCAGCCGGATTGTAGTGACACAAGTAGCAAGAGAGACGCTAATTCACAGTGCTAGTAGATAGTTATCAAAAAATTTATATTCGGTCAGCCAAGGATTGGATTCTCGTCTCGGGAACTATTTTTGGAGGATTTTTATCTTTTTCTAGCAGTTTCTGGCTAGGGATAGGTTTCTGTGTATCTATTGCATTGATGGGAGCACTAGGATACTTTCTCTCGTGGCTCAAAGATGGTTTATAGGGAAGTGATGTGAGCTCCATCGACGAGATAATTCAACAGATAGAAAAATTACAAAATCTAGCTCTAATGAGGCTCAAGACCAGATGCGAACAGCTTATTAAATCTTCTCAGGAAAGCCTGGATAAAATTGAAAATTTGGGATTAATGGGATACTATAGTGTAAATCATGATTGCTATAGATATGCCTGTGATGTTCATAGAATATCAAATGAATTAGGAAACATGAGAGCTATAAAGGAAAATATTATTAAGATCAAGAATACAGTGACACTAGTGGAGGTTGTTGAAGATCTTGAGGAAGAATAGGATTAATATTAAACTTTTTCATAGATATATAGATAATAGTTAAGACTTCATGGCATCAAAACAAATTGGTAAAGTTGGTCCCGATCTACAGGAAGAAAAGTCTGTATCTTTTAGGCGAAAAGAAGACGGATTTTTTGAAAAAATCGAGCTAATTGCCGTACGAGACTTAAAGATTGGCAAGATAATTCGTTCATCTAAGATCGTAGCAGAGGAAGATTACGAGCTCATTTCTGATTCTTCCGAAGATTTTGATGAGACGATGTCTTATGAGGACATCGATGGAAAGACAGTGACCTTAAAATTTAAAAGACTTGAAAATACAGACAATGAGAAATGATAAAGATAACGTGATTGATTTTTTATCTTTCCTGAGAAAAACGTCTAGATCTAAAAAGACAGATAATGCTAATGAAAATGAGGTATCCTTTAAGCCAGCAGGAATAAGCTTGCCAGAAAAAATTCTGATCAGTCTCTGTTTCATGTCTCTGTTTGGAATAGTGTTATTTGCTATTGTGGCAATTTTTCTCCCATAGCTCTGCATTCGTGTAAATCGCTTACTTCTGTGATATAATTTTACTATGATTTCGGCTTCTAGCTCAATCGGTCAGAGCAACGGTCTCATAAACCGTAGGTTCTGGGTTCAAGTCCCAGGGAGCCGACCAATTTTTAGTGGGGGACCTTAGCTCATCGGGTAGAGCACTGGACTTTTAATCCAGCGGGCAGGGTTCGAGTCCCTGAGGTCCCACCATCTTTAGAATCTATTTGAGTAGGAGAAATATACAAATGGAGATAAGCTATACCATTATGGTTTATAATAAGAAAACACAGAAATATACAGAAATAGTTCCCTCTTTCTTAGGAAAAAGTCGAGAAGATGCTGAGCAAAGATTTAAGAGAGAGAGGAACTGGAAGCCTATTTCGAGTGATGAGGTGCTATTTGTAAAGGGTCCGGTGTGTAGATGATATAGGGCCGGGTGGTGGAATCGGTAGACACGACAGACTCAAAATCTGTTACCCATTGGGTGTGAGGGTTCGAGTCCCTCTCTGGCCACTCTTTAACTAGACTTTTCACGAGAGTAATAAATGAATGATATCTTAGCTAAAAATGTGGGAGTCCAGCTTTTAATGATGCAGGATTATAAAAAGGCGGCGAAATACTTATTCGATATGATTAAAAATAATATTCTTTGTGAGAATAAAGACATCAAGAATTATCTGATCTCTCTAATGGAGGTAATTTCATCGCATGACGATCAGTATGCTCAAGATATGGTTCTTCACTTTACGGATGTGTTAGTTCCAGAATTAAAAAAGGAGGTAAAAAGTGAAAAACAGTGAATGGAGTCAGACATCTATGCTCACAACTATTGTTAATCCAACTGTGCAAGGGTATGAGATTAAGATTAAAAGTCCTGAGGTGACATTTCTAGGGGTAAAGGATCAGCCTGACTTTGCTGATTTATATCTTACTTTTTATCCGGAAGAAAAGGTGATAGAGCTTAAGTCTTTTAAAAAATATCTTCATCAATTTAGAAATAAAATTATTTCCTATGAGAGATTAATTAATGTAATCTATGATGATGTGATGAGAACATACAAGCCTAATCGATTAAGAATTGTAATGACGTGCAATCCAAGAGGCGGAATTAGTTCTCGATTGACTATCGATTCTGACTGGGAAATTCGCGGAGGAAAAGAAGCCTATCGAGACTGGACTGGCCAATCTGACGAGTGGTAATGCTGCTAGGGTACAAGTAATTCAGATACTAATTAACAATGCTTTAAATGCTGAAATTGATAGGAGAATTAGATCTGTAATTTCAAGCAGGTTCAAGATGGATAACAAACATCTTGAACCTTCATTTATTCACTACGATCCCGTTTGGGGAAAAGGGCAGAATGGAAACAAGTCTTTAAAATCAATAAGGGTGAAGAGGTTTAAGCAGGAAAGAGGATACGCGGTTATAGATGAAAAATATTCATCATCATTTAAAGTGATGCTTCCAGAGATTATTAAATTTTTTGAGACATGGGGAGCTACAAGAACTCGATTTTAATAGTTGAAAATGAGATATTTATGATTAGAATAAGGAGTTAATCATGAAGTCTATTGCAATTTTCAATAGTGGGGATGAGTGGTACAGTTCGAGTGAGATAAGTCTTGTATTTTGGGAAGATGATCTGACATTTGATCAATTTACAGAGAGATATAATGATGGAGACTATTTAGATGCAGCGAGAGATGATATTGCTCGAGGCAGGGCTACGTCAGTTCAGCTGTGTGAAATAGTTAGATTTTATGAAAAATTTATTCTTGGAGTAAATAGTGTAAACTTAAAATCTTCCAAGTAAATTATTACTAAGCCCTCGTAGCTCAGCTGGATAGAGCAACGGCCTTCTAAGCCGTGGGTCACAGGTTCGAATCCTGTCGAGGGTGCCATTCTGCAGGATACGATACAATATGATTCAAAAAATTTTATTAAAACTACTTTTTAAAACTCACGAGGTTAGACTCGGTTCACTGATGTGCGGCGATATAGTTTTACATCAAGGGGAACTATGGAGAATTATTAATCCAATGAAGGGAGGAAAGCTTGCTGCAAAGGTGGGAGACGACCATGTTTCTGCTTGCCTTGGGGTGGGAATGTATAGGACAGTTTTAGGACTAAGATTTTAGGTTGATATGAAAGATTATTATTCAATTTTAGGTGTGGATGAAACTGCCTCAATGAGTCAAATTAAAAAGGCTTACCGTAAACTTGCTCAAAAATATCATCCAGATAAAAATCCAGGAAACTCCGAAGCAGAAGTAAAGTTTAAGGAAATAAGTGAGGCGTATGATACTTTATCCAATAAATCTAATAAGGAGAGATATGATGGCATGAGAAATGGATCAGCTTTCGGAGACGATTTTGGTTTCAATGATTTATTTGAGAGTATATTTGGGCTAGGAGATATCTTCGGGAGTGGCGGACACAGGAGGCAAACTCGTCAACCTCAACAAGAGAGAGTTATCAGATTTGATATCCCGCTGAGTGAGCTGCAATCAGAAAGAAAAATCAACAAGTCTTTTCAAGTGCAATATCAGGAAACGTGTTCATCTTGTGAAGGCTGCGGCGGCAGTGATATCCAGAAATGCCCGGCGTGTGGTGGATCGGGAAAAATTATTCAGTTTCATAAACAAGGTCCTCTGACATTTCAATCTTCGATTGCGTGCTCACACTGCCGAGGTGCGGGAAAAATTATTCACACGCCCTGTGGGCTTTGCCAAGGGGCAGGGATTATTCTTAAAACTGCAGAGTACGATGTGACAATTAGCTGTCACAAGAAAAATAAATAAAGCTGTTATTTTGATATCTAAATCAGAATAGTGATTAAATACATCTGAGACAGCTAGTATATTATTATACGATAAGATCATCTAAGGAGAATAAATTTTGGGATCAAAAAGTCATCGTCAAAATCAGCACGTTAATCGCTTAATGAGAAAAATTGAAAAATTTAAAAAAAAGAATTGGAATATTGAAGGTTTGCAAAAAGAATTATCTTATGCAACCGGAGAGAAGGAAAGACCTGAATTTAAAACCGGCAGAGATGCTGATCCCCGATTAAAGCGTAAATATTTTAATGATTAGGAGATGGGGTGTAGTTCAATTGGCAGAACGTCGGACTGTTAATCCGGAAGTTGGAGGTTCGAGTCCTCCCGCCCCAGCCACTAATAGAGGAAGTGATGTCGCAATTTAAATTTCAAGATGGGGAGCTGGTAAAGATAAGACAATGGGATGAAGATAAAAATGATGAGAAACCAGAAAAGCCGGTAGGCGTAATAGTTTCAAAAAGTTCCACGTCGCTATATGATATATGGAATCCCGGTAGATCGGTTATTCAGAATACTTATAGAATTCTATTGAACGGATCTTTAGTTAGCAAAGACGAAGAAGAGATTCAGAAAGTATCACCATGAAAATAGGAGATTTAATTAAAGTAAAATTTCACTATGACGCTACTTTGAGTGTGGGTGATCTCGGGGTTATTATTGAAAAAAATATTATTGCTTTTGATGAAGAAAACCCCAAAGAGACAACTACCCCGGTATACAGGATTTTGTGTGGAGGAACAGACGAGCTCTGTTATCCTGAAGATCTTGAAATAATTTCTACACTATAATAATTTTTAACATATAGATTTATAGATATAATGTTTTATCACGGCACACCTTGCACGATGATTAAAATGTTACGTTAGTTAAGATATTTTGTGAGTTTGTAATGAAATTTAAAGATTTTCTTTTAAGATATAAAATAGCTGATAATCAAAAAACAGAAATAGAAATAGAAAAACATACCGATGATATGGAAATTTCTTTCTTAGAGATGAAAGATCGATATGATTTAACGACCGAAGAAGTAGAGATTGCTTTAAAGCCATATAGAAATCGATATCAAGAAAAAAAGACACGAGGAAGATAATAATGCTATCTTGCTATAGTGAAATATTGTCGCCAGACGCTTCGTATTTTTTAGAAGCTCTTTTTTCGTGTTTTCAAGACGATCTTAAATCTCTGCTAGAAGCCAGACAAGAAAGGCAGAAAGAATATGATCTTGGTAAGCTTCCAGATTTTCTTGAAGAGACTGCCAGCATTAGAGATGATAGTGTTTGGAAAGTCTCTGAAATCCCTCACGAGCTCTTAAATAGAAGAGTAGAAATAACTGGTCCAACTGATAGAAAAATGGTGATAAATGCTCTTAATTCGGGAGCAAATGTTTTTATGGCAGATTTTGAAGATTCTCTTTCTCCTACTTGGAAAAACATCATAGAAGGTCAAAAAAATCTTAAAGATGCTGTTAACAGAACAATAGCATATGATCATCCTACTAAAGGAACCTATACACTAGACGATCAAACGTCTGTGTTGTTCGTTCGCCCTCGAGGCTTACACTTAAAAGAGAAAAATTTTGAAATTAATGATAGTTCGATTTCTGCTTCGCTTTTTGATTTTGGAATATTCATGTATCATAATGCAAATGAATTAGTGCAGCAGGGAACAGCTCCGTATTTTTATTTACCAAAGATTGAACACTACTTAGAAGCTAGATGGTGGAATAATGTTTTTAACTGGGCACAGGACTATCTATCTATTCCAAGAGGTACGATTAGAGCAACAGTCTTAATCGAAACTTTGCCTGCAGCTTTTCAAATGGATGAAATTCTGTATGAGTTAAAAGACCATTCCGCCGGATTGAACTGCGGCAGGTGGGACTATATTTTTAGTTTTATTAAAACTATTAGAAATCATCCTGATAAAATTTTGCCTAACAGATCACAGGTTACGATGATGTCTCATTGTATGAAGTCCTATAGAGATCTTCTCATACACACGTGTCACAAAAGAGGAATCCATGCCATGGGAGGGATGGCAGCACAAATACCAATTAGAGACAATCCAGAAGAAAATGAAAAAGCTTTACAAGCTGTGAGAGAAGACAAGATCAGAGAAGTGCTTGCAGGCCATGATGGAACATGGGTAGCTCATCCAGGATTGATTCAGGTCGCCAAAGAAGTGTTTGATGAAATGATGCCTCATTCTAATCAGATTGAATTTTTAACACCCAAAGTAAAAATTCAGAGCTCGGACTTGCTAAAGACTCCTCAAGGAGAAATCACAGAAGAAGGTCTTCGAAATAACATTAATATCGGGATCAGATATGTTGAATCGTGGCTTCGGGGAAATGGATGTGTTCCGCTTTATAATCTAATGGAAGATGCTGCCACAGCCGAAATTTCTAGAACTCAAGTGTGGCAGTGGATAAGACATGGTAAATTTACAGAGAAGGAATTTAAAAAAATATTAAGTGATGAGGTAAATAATATTAGAGTTCAAGTGGGAAATGTTGAGTTTATCAATGGGAGATTTGCTGAAGCAGTATCTCTATTTGAAAAGTTATCAGTAGGTGAAGAGTTAGAGAATTTCTTAACTCTAGCAGCATATAAAAACATTGCATAGGATTTAAAATGATTAATGATAAAAGTGAAAGATGGAAAGGAACGAAAAGGGAGTGGACCCAAAGCGATGTGGATCGACTAAGGGGTAGTTTAAAAATAGAGTATTCTCTAGCACGACATGGTGCAGAAAAATTGTGGAATTTATTACATAGTGACGATCCAGTGGCTGCACTGGGTGCATTAACTGGCAATCAAGCTGTTCAGCAAGCAAGAGCCGGCTTAAAAGCTGTTTACTTGTCTGGTTGGCAAGTTGCTGCCGATGCTAATCTTTCGGGACACATGTATCCAGATCAAAGTCTATATCCGGCCAATAGTGTTCCTCATGTTGTAAAGAGAATAAATCAAGCTCTTCAAAGAGCTGACCAAGTTGAGAGTGTGGAAGGAAAGATTACTCGAGACTGGATGATTCCTATCGTGGCAGATGCAGAAGCTGGATTTGGGGGTCCTTTGAACGCTTATGAGCTAATGAAAGGAATGATTGAGTCCGGTGCAGCCGGAGTTCACCTTGAAGATCAGCTCTCTTCAGAGAAAAAATGTGGCCATCTTGGAGGAAAAGTCTTAATTCCAACACAGCAATTTATAGTTACTCTTAAAGCTGCCAGGCTTGCTGCTGATGTCATGGGAGTACCTACAATTTTAATTGCTCGGACAGATGCTAACAGCGCTAAGATGATGACTTCTGATATAGATCCCTATGACCATCCATTTATGACTGGAGAACGGACTCCAGAAGGATTCTATAGGATTACAGGAGGCATAGAATGTGCCATAGCTAGAGGATTAGCGTATGCACCCTATGCAGATCTATTGTGGTGTGAAACATCAACTCCTGATCTCGATGAAGCTCAAAGATTTGCTGATGCTATTCACGAGAAACATCCGGGAAAGCTACTTGCGTATAATTGTTCTCCGTCATTTAACTGGAGAAAGAATCTAGATGATGACACAATTGGCAAATTTCGACACGAACTAAACCGGATGGGGTATAAGTTTCAATTTGTTACGCTAGCAGGCTTTCATTCTCTCAACTACAGCATGTTTGATCTAGCTAGTGAATATGAGAAAAAAGGAATGACAGCTTACGTGTCTCTTCAACAGAGAGAATTCGGCGCCGAGGACAGAGGATATACAGCTACCCGTCACCAGAGAGAGGTGGGAACCGGGTACTTTGATAGCGTGAGTGGAGTGCTAAGTAAAGGGAAATCTTCTACTCTCGCACTCAGTGAGTCTACAGAGAGCGATCAATTTGAATAATCATAAAGATTATGTAGATATGATGAGATATTTATATCTGAGAAATGAAGATCAAGATACGCCATCTAAGACAGATAATTTCTGAGGAACTGGAGTCCAGAGAGAAAGAGGCTCAGGAAGAAGTGAACCTTCCAGTCAGTGAATTTAGCCCTCCTGAAAAAACATTCTATATCTACGTGGTTGATAAAGATGATGCTCTTTATGAGAGATTTTCTTCTCTATTTAAGGCAGATCTATTTGGACATGGATTTTTTATTAAAGGTTCCAATCTGATTGTCATCGACGGAGGAATAAAAGATGAGCCATGGTTTACTCGTGATCACATGAAGGCAATTGAGGCACACGAGGCAGCACACGGGATTGCGGGTCATGATCAGTATGGGATTCTAGAGCATGAAATTGAAGCTGATGAAATTGCAATTGAGCTTTTAAATGATAAAGGATACTCTAGAGCTGCGGAGCTTTTGGCTGCGAGATTAGAAGACATGAGAGAGGAAGAGCCGACTCCTTTGCAGGAATCGATAGTTTTTAAAAATTTTAACATTCGATTACCCACTCAGAAAATCCAGTGTCTCGGAAAATCTATTGTTGTTGAAATTGCTCGAACACCTGAAACCAGGAAAGATGGACTAATGAATAGAATGCAATTAGAAGAAAATAGCGGGATGCTTTTTGTTTTTCCCACGACAGACAGGCAATCCTTTTGGATGGAAAACACCTATATTCCTCTCTCCATAGCATTCCTCAATGAAAACGGAAGGATCCTTAATATTGAGAACATGAAGCCTTTTGACAAGGTAAATAAATGCTCACGCGGTGCAGCAAAGTTTGCTCTTGAAATGAATCAAGGGTGGTTTAAAAGAAACGGCGTGACGTCAGGTGACGTGATTGAAGAAATTTTAAATCTAGCTGAAGGAGTTAGGTGATGCTATTTTTTTTAATTGGGTGCGCCACCACATTAAGATTTCCGGTAAATTCTTTGCCTCCGGAGCCGTGCCTGGTGCAGGTTTTTATCGTGGAACAGTGGGATGACGAAGATCCAACATACACATGGAATCTCAGGTCTTCCCAGTGTCCACATAAGCAATATCCTGTCTCTTACTGGAGAAAAGGAAGGTGGGAAACCAGTGAGTGGGGGATTTTTTGGAACTCCGGTGAGTGGATTGTTCCGCTTAGAAGGAACGGCATCCGGAGATGATAAAAATCTTTGAGGCGCTGAAATTTAAAATAAACAGCTCCCTGATGAAAAAAATCCTCCTCCATCCACAAAATTCCAAAAATACTCATGTATTTCTAAAAAATATCAAGGACCAGTCTGATGGCGATTTGGTATCTTTTCTTGACGAGCTTGAATTAAGAATAGAAATGTGGTTAAGGTTTTTAGGGGTTAAAAAAAATCATCTTGATGCCAATATAAAAAATCTCGATCACATAATTGATCATGTGAATTCATCTCGAGATCTCTCAGATCATGAAAAGAAAAGGGTCATCGATTTCATCAGCGTTGTCTCCGAAAAAATAAAAAATCTTTAAAATCCCATGTTGTCATAATCAATCTAGCTAGATGTTTTAAAATAAACATAGGATTATATGAAAGTACATCTTCCGAGATTTCCTGGTCTTGCTTTTGTTTCTTTGTTGCTAGCAATTTGTCTCTGGGTATATGTCGTAATGGAAAAAGAAAAGATAAAAACACAAGAGCGAGATAGCTTTTCCTCTTCATCCCAGCAAAGAGATAGGTAAGCTGGATTAATTTATTATATTGAAGGTATATTTATACTTGAGGTAAGAGATGAAGCTCACTGAGTCTCAGATTAGAAGAATCGTCCAGCAAGAGATAAAAAGAATTTTTGAACTGGAACGCTATGTTGGTAAGACAGTCGATGAGATTGTTAAGTCTCCCTCACCTCCCCAGGCTTTTCCGGGTGTCGTAGGTGCACCTGTTGCAGAGAAAAGACCCTGCACCACCATTAACGCTGAGATCTCGAGCACGGAAGCACAGATTGCAGCTCTGACGAGCTCTAACGCGGATCAAGCTAAAAAACCTGCCCTACAACAAGCTCTCGATGATCTTAAAAGCGAACAGCAAACCTGTTCGGGCGACTAGATAATTTTACGAGAAAGAGCATTTCATGATATTTATGAATAGCATGGATCTTAGCATGTTAAAATTCAAACCAGGTGATTTACTTAGGGTGAAATTTTCGATGGGTCAGATTGAATCCTGTTTGACTCCCTCTATTCTAGTGCTTGAGATCCGAGATAGATTAGACTTGCTAGCTCACGTAAGTGTTCCCCACTACGTGATTTTTGACAAAGGCGGTGTAAGTGAAATAAGTGCCAGCATCTCTCACAGTCTAATGGAAAAAATTGTCTAAATGATGTATTGGCTTTTAGTATTTTTGAGCGCCTGTTCTCTCAAGCTAAATATTGCAGGTAAGAATTTTATCGCTAGTGAGAGTCTCTGCATTGACGGAGCGATGGTAAATATCGATGCAGCGGGATGTGAGTCTCTTTACTTTGGTGTTATTCCTCGAGATAACACCGTAAAAATTCGGTGCACATATTCTCCTAAAGAGAATTACTGGACGCAGTCCAGTTTTTATGCCACACCAAAAGATGCACAGACTTTAAATTTTTGGACCCTGATCTGTATTGATCCTCTCGTAAATCTATATGCGGTCTCACCGCCTATTAGATTAAAAAATGAGTAGCTCGGTGATATAGTATTAAGGTCGTCTTTCTATTTTATAGAGAAGGTATAATTCTTAGGAGAATAAAATGACTGAACATAAATTTATCGGGTGGCTGCAGAAATATCTTGATCACAATTATGATAAAGTGCTCAATGAAAGGCAAGTCAACCTAATTAGAAGAACTTTACTCACAGTCCGTGAGACTGATACTGATGATATCTTGGATAAAAAACCGATTGATCGTGCGATTGAAGGGCTCGAAGAAGAGTACGAAGATGAAATTGAACTTTATGAGACTTTCGGCGGGGACTAGCAGGATCGAGTTCTCAGACAATGACTATAAGCAATATAACTTTATAGATCCTAAATATTACTATAACGGAATACTAAAGATTCGTGAACTCTAATTTTTCATCATTGCGTCAATTTGTGAGCGAGGTTCTAAGAGAATCTAAGTATTCTGGAATGTCGATAGAGGATATTCTCTCCTATTTTGAGGGTTTTGGAAACAATACATGGATATTTTTTGACACAGAGACAACCGGATTGCCAAAAACTGTACATACAGGACAGATAACAGAGATAGCAGCAGTTGCTATAAATCCTAAAAACTGGAACGACGAGGCTGAGGTCCTGGGCAAGTTTAATGAGAAGATAGTATTAAACCCCCAGACGATTGCAACCATCGAGAAACAGAAAACAGATGCAGAAAAAAAATCAAGGTCGAGTCGGGAGTGGACCATAGAAAAAGCTCTCGATGTCACAAGATATCATGAGTGGGATAGAGACTATAAAGACGAACAGGAAGTAATCAAAGGATTTATAGAGTTTGTTCAGTCATTTCCAGGTCCAGTTCTTGTCGCACAAAATGCTTCATTCGATATGAAGTGGATTTTTGCAAGATCACAAATGGAAATGAACAGGTATCCCATAATAGATACAATGAGAATTATGCAGCTCTTTCTCATACCACTTCTTAGAACCCTTAGAGATCCACCTTACGATGATTCTGAGGCTGCTGAATTTTTATCAAAAATTAAGCGAGGGAGAAGGTATAGTGCATCTCAAGGAGTAGTGGCCGGTGCGTATGGTATATCCACTGATGACTGGCACAGCGCGCTAGCAGACGTTAAAATGTTAATGAGCATGCTAGAGCATGTTGTCAAGACCCTGCGTGGGGGAAGAGATATCGATATAAGCAAGCAACATGGCAGTGCTGCATCCTATTTTTCCCGGCAGAAGAAAAGATAAACAATAATATCTGAGGAGACTTTATGAAAAAATTTGTAGACTCATGCCACCACCTGATAGATTCTCTTTTTTTGGGATCATATAGATTGATGTGGTGGGGGGTGTTTGGTTTGATCTGGATGGATGGAATCATATGTGGGATCTGGCTTCTTCCTTTAATTTTAGAAGCTTTCGGTGTTACTCCTGATCCCGCTTATTTTCCACTACCTCCCTTGTAAAATTTAAAATAAGGAGATAAAATAAGTAAAAAGGAAATATAGATGGCATGTCGTATTTAGGATTAGTTAGAAGTATTTGTAGAGATTACTTGCCTCAAGTAACAGCCGCTCCTGCTATTTTAGAAATTGGCGTAGATAAAGGACAATCTATGCTTCCCATTGTTCAAAATGTGGCGTACAAATTTGATAATTTTGTATGTATGGGTATTGATATTTTAATACAGCTTGATCTAGTAGAGCAGATTAGTCAATTTGAAAATGTCTCTATCTATGGGCTAGATGATTTAACAGGTCGTGATGTCATCTTGATTCAAGAAAATAGCTTATCGTGGCTCTCCCGTCATGTAAGTGTGGCTACTTCGAATTCACCATATGCAACGAAGTTTGATTTAGTTTTTATAGATGGTGATCACAATTATCACACAGTTTTAAATGAGTTGAAGCTAGTTCAGAATTTTCTTAAACCTACGTCACTTATCATTTGCGATGATTATGGTGGGCGATGGTCTGAAAAAGATCTTTTTTATTCTGAAAGAGAAGAATATAAATCAGTTGACATAGCTACACCGAGACAAGAAAGTGAAAAACAGGGAGTTAAGCCCGCCATAGATGATTTTATCGCTTCTTCACTGTGGGAAGGGAAGTCTTATAATGACATGGCGGCAATTATACTTTATCGCGAAGATGTCTGGCAGCCCATCCACCGCATCTCACCACCCGGAACGCTATTGCGAGACTGCAAATTTAAAGTTGAGCGGCTGGAGAGATCGAATCACTCAATGCCAGACTCCCCGGTTTTAAGGAATACTAGGTCTTTTCCATCTCCAGTTGTAAAATTTAAAAGCCTATAGTAAAATTTAAATAGGAATGGAAGACTTTGAAATCGGACAGCGTATTTGGTGCGTAACTGTCAACGGTAAGATCATTAAAGGAAAAATCCTCGATTTCTATCCTAATGATGACCAGGGTCCAGCTGTGAGCTTGATTGATGAAAGTACCGGATCTTTCCGAGTAGTTCTATTAGAGACATGTTCACTAACTCGAATTTCTAAGTCGAGAAAGAAAAAATAAAATGAATCATATATGGAAATTTGATGAATGGAAAGATCTTGAGCTTCATTCTGTTAAAGATAAGATTTTAAATATAAGTGCTAATTCACTGAGGCTCGGTGATCTTACAGTTAGAGACCTCTGCTTATTGGCATCCTCTAATAAAACTCCCGTTGGTCTTTACGTTTTTTCTGACACCCGTGAGGTTCTTTATGCTGGAAAAACCCATGGAAGGTCTCTCCATGAAAGGATGATAAGTCATATTGATCACAGAGATCCTATTGCTGGATCTCCACATCTTGCTCGGTTAGCACAGTCATTAGTTAAATTAGGAGATGCTCTTTCGGGGTCGGAAGCTGTTGAAAGAATTCTTGATATGAAAACAATATGGCTGCCTATTCCTTCCAGTGTGTGCTCTCATGGGAATCATAAAAAATTTATTGCAATGGTTGAAAGACGTTTATTGTGGCACGGATGTCTTGATCCTAAATACAATTCTCCTCGAGTAAAAAGAAACGATACATTTTCTATTAAAGGAAGGAGATATGATCTGACTCCAGAGACAGCTTTAGGATCTGTATCTTTAATTTAAAATCAGAAGTTTCTTTAAAGACAGGAGATCTCGTTTCTCTTACTAATAACGAAGTGATAGGATTGGTAGTCTATAAACATCCTACAAAGGAAGTTGCCCAAATACTCTGGTCTAATTTGAATTCTACTTGGGAACCTTGTAAAAAGGTTAAACTGATAGCAAGACTTAAAGCAGATGTATCGACTTAATTCATGTAAATTTTAAGAAATTGAGATAAAATTAAATCATGGATAATTGCTTTATTGGAGATCTTGTCGAGTTTATTCACTATGCAGATTTTTGGGATGCATCAATGATTGAATGTGAATCACCGCCAAGTGATCCAAATGCATTGATTACAGTAGGAAAAAATGAAAAAGGTGTTGTAACCCAGTCATTCGGGGATGATTTCTATGAGGTGTTTACCCGAGGAAAAAGAATCCTCGTTAAGGGTGAAGAGATTCAAGTTTTAGCTGGCAGCAGTGAGGTATAAATAATGCCCAGGTATAAAGCAGGAGATATTGTACTTTATGAGACTTTTGCTGGAATCAATATTCATGCAAAAGTAATCAGAAAAACGAAAGATAACGAACCGGGTCATCCAGGATTTGATTTCAAGCTAACAGAGAGATCGGATGCAGAAATGCTCAAAAGAGCTAGTGTACCGGTTGATCTTGATAACTTTAAGGAAGAGATTAGTTTTGGGTACGACTGGAAAATAAAAAAAGTAATTGAGAGGGCTCCGAGAAAAAACTCTAAAGGAAAAAGGCGTAGAATAGTTAGGAATTCTAAAAAGTGAGAATTAGAATCGGAGATCTTGTAATCCATGTTAACGGAAGAATATGCTTGGTGATTGAGATAGATGAATATAATAACAGCGCCAGCTTTTTATCTTCGGGCGGAGAGATTAGTGAAATATCTCTAGGCTTAGCAGAAGTATCTTTTAGAATCCTTGAGCCGAAACCTTATGTTCCCATAGAGTGCTTCAATTAGGGATGTTACCGGGATCTAGAAGAAGTTTTTTATTTTATATTGAATAAATTAGCCCTCTCATGCTTATAATATATTAGGAGTTAATAAAATGATTATTACGTTTATGCTAGCATCGCTTCTTGGATGCACTGCTCATGCTCATGTGTCGGGACCCCCGCCATCTGTTGCTACCTCAACTGTTAGCGTGTCAAGCAGTTGGACATGGGTACCGGGTCACTGGACCTATTTGAAGGTCGGATCCCGATCTCATACTGTCTACCGTCAACACAAATGGATTTCAGGCTACTGGACTCACGCGCAGCGAGGAAAGTCTTATAGAACTCGAGATCAAGGCCCACCGCCACCGAGAGCCCATGCTGGAGCTCGATGGATCCCGGGACACTGGCAAGGCCACGGACATCACCGACGCTGGGTAGACGGTCGATGGGTCCGGCGCTAGTATTCTTTAATATTTTCTAGGAAATTAGAGGAGAATCGCATAGATATCCTTGTGAAAAATAAGGACGACAAGTGCTATGTGGTGGACGAGAAGGAAAATATAATAAATGTTTTTTTCCAAAAAGAAGACTTAATCAATTATTTAGCTGAGATTAAGCTAGAATATTCGGAAAAATATAGAGCCTTTATTAGAATAGATCCTTCTGCCAAGCGGGAAAAAATATCTAAATAAAAAATATACAGTCACATTTTTTAATTTAGGATAACTAACTTCAGGGAGATGCTTGTCATCTCTCTTTTTTACTTTGGAGAATATATGAAAAATATCGGAATATCAGTATTGCTACTCATTGGAATTATTGATAGCGTTGAAGAAGATTTTGCAGTAACAGAGATAACCATGAGCGGTGAAGAAATTTTAACAGTTGAACTACCTCTTATCTTTTTTCCGTGTGAGATAAAAGAGGGAGACCTGTTTCATTTCGAATACTCAGACGGTGTATCTGAGATAAGGTGCGGTGAACCTGACGCTTAGGCTGATCTGAATCACTAAATCATAAGAGTTAACTTAACTGAGACACACTCTGGTGTCTCTATTTTTTACATAAGGAGAAGAAAAATGATGAGTATAATGGGAGCATCTATGTTTGCCTCACTCTGGCTTTTAGCTGGAGGCGCAATGATCGTCGTCACTCTACACGATGAATAGATAATAAACGATGTAGATAACAAGCCTGTGTGGTATAATGATAGAGTTCCACACGCTACAAGGAAATCATCATAGTGAAAGTCGGAGATCTGGTGTGGTATAATGTAGGAGGATCACAAGAAATGGGAATAATCCTACAGAGAAAAATGATGAAACTAGACGAATCTTTCGGGCTTCAGGATATGGTCCTTATTCTATGGAGCAAAGCTGGGAAAAAAGAGAGTCTAGATCCTCGGGGTCTTAGGCCGCGGACCTACGATGAGAATGGTCGACGATGGTCTCACTACTCTAAAGATAGGTCGATCTCCTGGGTGCGAGCCAAAACTTCAAGCGGATCTAGCATGTTTAAGGTGATCAGTGAAAGTCGGTGACCTGGTTTATATTTGTCCCGGTGATTCCACCATCGGAGTGTTTCTAGGCCCAGATGAAGATTATTTCTCGTATGAGCCCGAATCGAACGGGACGGTGCATCCTCTTAACCGATCTGAGGTATTTTTCGATAAAATCATTTGTTCTGTCCCAACGTTTCAACTTGAAGCAATCAATGAAAATAGGTGATTTAGTCACAGTTAAAGATAAAGATAGCCACGGAATAATTGTCGGAAGATTTCAAGCTTCACCTGGCCTATCACGTGGGTATCTAGTGCTTATTGAAGAAGAGATTGAGGAACGTTATAAATATGAGCTCTCAGTGAGGAAAGACTATGCAACCCGGAGACCTAGTAAGGTTTATGAAAAGTAATATGAAGGACCCAGAGTGGAGAATTGGAATACTTATTGAATACCAGAAGTGGGAAAAAATTGCTAGAATTTTATACGAGGGAAAAGTAATATCAATGAGGCCAGACCTTGTACAAGTTTATAAAAGAGGTAATAATTTAAAATGAATCAAATTATGGATTGGAATGGTCGCTGTCACAGGTGCGGAGCTGAAACAGTTTTTCACACGATGTCTATATTTGACTGTGCACTTGTTTGCAAGAAGTGTTTTGACAGTGAAAGTAAGCATCCCAAGTATCTGCCAACTTCAACAAAAAAGCCTTCATCTACTTCGAGAGAAACCCCAGAGGTTTCTGGATCACTAGAGGAGTCAGCGGATGAAGTGGGAAGTTAAAAAATTTAAAAACGGATGGGGAATCTTTCTAATGAAAGAGTTCTGTAAGACCGACGAACCAGTATGTTATGGGCTTAGCCTAAACAAGAAATCAGCTAAGAAAGCTGTTGAAAGATTAAACAATCCAATGTACGTTGAAGATCTATCATGAAAAAGAGAATAATTGAAGCAGGACTTTTTATGACTTTGATGATTTTGTGTACAGCCCTGGTATTTGTTCTAGCTGGAATGTAAGTGAAAGTTGGAGACTTGGTACACTGGCTTGATTCTGTTGAGCTAGAAAAGGGATTAGGGATGGTGATAAAAATTGTGAGGAAACCCAAGATCACAGACTGCGGATTCTATAGCGAATATCATATTCTTTCTGATGAGCCCGATATAAGGGCGTTTTTAGATTATGAATTAAAGGCACTAAGTGAAGCTAGTTAGAGACCGAATTCCTCAAATAATTGAAGAAGGAGGAGGGTCGTGTGAATATCACGTTGCTGATTCTGATGAGTTTAAACAAAGACTATCTGACAAGATGAGGGAAGAGCTTAATGAGTTTATCGTTGATCCTTGTGTGGAAGAGGCAGCCGACATGCTTGAAGTCTTATTTGCGTTAACAGAGACTATCGACGTGGACTTCGAAGATGTTTTAGAAGTTGCACATAATAAGTTTGAAAAGCGAGGAGGCTTTAAAAACAGGATAGTCTTGGAGAAAGTAAATGAGATTGAGTAATCTAATCTTAGGATTATTTTTTGGATGTAATTCTGGGCTTTACCCATTAAACAATAGCTGTCCAGGCGGAAATGATTGTTGGTGTGAATGGGATACAGGGCATCAATATTATCCACTGTTAGATGAATTTGGTAATATTATGTGTGACACGGGGGAAGAATGAAAGTTGGTGATTTGGTACAGAACGAGGAATTCGTCGGAATAGTCTTAAAGGCTGGAATAAACATGTGGGGTGAAGAGGTGATTCCGTCTGGCGTGCAAGTTTTGTGGAACGACGGCGAGATAGAAGTTGATTGGGAAGATGAGCTGGAGGTAATTGGTGAAATCTAAGGAGTGGTATCTTTATGTTGTTGAGTGCAGCGATGGAACATTCTACACCGGAGTGACTACTGATATTCCTCGCAGGGTAAATGAGCATAACACAAGCGCAAGAGGAGCAAAGTACACTCGCAGTCGTCGACCGGTGAGAACGGTGTACTGGCGTAAGATGGAAGATAAGTCCTCAGCACAGACGGAAGAGTCCAAGTTTAAAAGACTAAGTCGAAAACAAAAGCAGGAAATAATTTCAAGTCACCTTTTGGAGAAGATAGGTGAACATAGGTGATCTGGTGAAAATTGTTCCAAATAAGCCTCGGCATTATTACTCAAGCCAACATCAGGCTGGTTCAGAATTAGAAATTGTCGGAATTCTAGTGAGCTTTGAGAAAAAGGAAAAAGATGGCGGTTGGGTAATTATGACCGGTAGCAGCTTAGAGACATACATTTCTACTTGGTGGAGCTGCGAGGTTATATCATGAATTACATAGTGAATTACGCTGTTGGTAGCATGTTATGTGCATATATTTTTGGATTTATAACAGGCTGCTTAGTAGAAACTTATTATAGAGACTCAATGAATTTACAGAAAAAAGCTAACAAAAACAATGAAAGCCGGTGAGATGGTGAGATTCCGCACTAAGTCAAAATCATTTTTTTCTAGATATGAGACCTGGGAAATGGGGTTGCTAATTGAATATCACAATTGGGAAAAGATCGCTATGATACTCTACAGGGGAAAAATATTTAGAGTTAGAGAATCAGATACCCAGAGATTAGAGGAAAAGTAAAAGATGATATCTTGGGAAAAAAAATTTCTTTTTATCCACCCCCAAAAAACAGGTGGAACTTCTATTAAAGATATATTAAAAAAATATGAAGAGAGAGGGATGTTTGATACCTATGCGAGTGAATATTTTGATGGCTTAGAAGAAAATAATTGGAGAACTCATGAGGAATTTATTAAAAATTTTAGACAGACATTGCATCCTGGATTTCAAGAACATCTAGGCAACACGCGCCGCCCAAAATTTAAAACTAATAATTTTTATCACCTTAGTTATGAACAGTATAAGTCTCTGATCCCCTTGGAACTTTTAAACGGGTTATGTAAATTTGCCACTATTAGAAATCCATTTGATAGAATGATTTCTTTATACTTGTTCGACAATAACAACGAGTTCAATAGAGATGATTTTGTTAATAATATAAAGGAAAAACAGCATCAGCTGTTCAACGCCTGGAATCCCCAAGTCTATCATATACAGAATATAGTTCTTTCCCCCGCCGCAGACCCTCTTCCACCGGAAGAGATTCCTGGCTGGTATAGCAAGGCATCCAATGTCAAAAGAATATCTGTGGGAGGTGGTGTTGATTTTTGTTTAAAATTTGAAAGGGAGCTCCGGGATCCCATTATAATAAACAACTTATGTAACTTCTTAGGGGTTGAGTCTAAGACTCTCCGTCATTTAAATAAAAATACAGGTACCCATCGAAAACACTATTCACATTACTATGATTCGGAATTAAGGACTCTTGTGGAGGATGCTTACTGCCTCGATCTTGAAATACTCAATTATGATTTTGAAGAAGATAGAAAATATTTTTCACTTTCATCTCCCACGAGCTCTGAAGAGTAAGGAATAATTAGCTGTGCGCATTATTCAGCCTGGATCATTTTTGGTATAATGGTAGAGGCTATAAAGTGAATAAGAAAGAAGCAGTAAATCATCCTGAGCACTATAATCAGGGGAAGATTGAGATAATTGATGCCATCGAGGATTGGGATCTTAATTTCTGTGAGGGAAATGTAATTAAATACGTGGCTCGACATCGTCATAAGGGAGTTCCCCTTGAAGATCTTAAAAAGGCAAGATGGTATCTTGATCGATTGATTTCGAGCTGGGAAAAAATAAAGGAATAAAGAAAAATGGGTGGATCTGACTCGATAGTCTTTAATCAGCAAAAATCATTAATTGATATTTTTTTGGAACACGATATTTTTCGTGTAGAAAATATTAAAAAAATTGCATGGCTCGGCCTTTCAGATTTTAATAATGAGACTCTGCAACATTACAGTAAACTATTTCCTGAGGCAGAAATGAATCTCTTCGATATAGATTTAGGCAACTGGGATATTAACAAGTCATGGGATAATATTAGATCCTTTGACCTGGTGGTGTGTCATAGAGTAACTCCCTATGTAGATGACATGGATAACTTTGTAGAGGAATTAAAAAAGTGTATTCAGTATAATAAAAATGTTATTTGTGATTTCACCTTGTATGCAAAATATTTGGGTGACTTTAAAGACGTTCACCCCCATTGGGAGAAAGGCTCGGGTCGGGCTGCCCCAGGACTAGAGGGAAATAAATTTGATTTTAGAAATATTTTTAATTTTAGATTATTTCACAATGTCGAGAGTTCAAATCCGCACAATATTCATGTTATTCCGCTTAAAGAGGGAGAGTACCTAAGCTTCCCATATCCCTCTGTACCCGATGCATTTACAGAAAAAAACCTGATCGAAGAAGGTATTATTCCCGATTTTCATGTTTCTCTCCTCAATTTAATAAAAGCGGATGTTTTGACATATGCTCTGTGGGCTTCAACCAAAACAAAGATATCTCAGAAGAACATTTTTAGGAAGATGATTTCGGCTTCCTATGGATATGACCTGTCTGTTCGAGAAATTCCCCGCGATTCTCATTTTTTCGAAAATCCCAAAAGTGAGAATGAAGATGAAAACAAGATGAAAACCAATAAAGAAAAATATGATGATCTTATGCTTCGATTTGCGAAAGAGATGCATGAGGTTGGAGTTACAGAGGGGATGAAGAAGATTGTAGAGGCCCAACTTAATAGAATGCCCAATTCTGTTCAGAGCAGCGCAGACGAGACGACTCGCAAATTCACCTATATTCATGACGGTTACATGATTCAAGCCGAGCAAAAAGTTACTTTGACGGTAAAGAAGTGCAAGTAGGTGATTTGGTTATTCCGTGGGCAAGTTATCCACCAGCCTTCCCGTCTTTTTCAGATATCACAAGAAGTGATATCGGTATAGTAACCCAGCTGACAAGGATCGACGGCGATGCCATCGCCTGGGTTTTCTGGAATGACGGAAAGCATGAGTGGTCACCCAGAAAAGATATTGCAGTAATAAGCGATAGAGAAGAAGATTGGTTCAAACGAAAGCCATAATTATAATACGGAGACGTTAACATGAAAAAGGGAGACAGGGTGAAGATAAGAACATGTATGTCTAATTCTGGTGATTTTTCGATGTCTGGAAATGTGATGGAGGTTCATTGGATAGGTACAGCTGGATCGTGTTGTTGTTATCCAGCATCTGTATCTGTTTTACATGATGACGGCGAGGAAAGAGACTGGAGATATGACCAATTGATTCATGGCGGGAGAGAAAAATGAGTATTTTAATTTCATATTTAGTTGGATTTGTTTTAACCTATGCGTTTTTGTGTTATTCAGATCACCATAAAAAACAACGTGTACTCATTAAAGTAAATTCTAGAGATAAGAATTCTATTAAAAGAAGACTAGATACATGGGCATAGAAATAATTTAATTATTTTTGCTCATTGGGAGAGGTAGTGAAAGTGAGAGATAGAAGATTAGAAAGATTTGTTGAGGAAGAAGTGAGAAAAATTCTTCAAGAACAGGAATCAAGATCAAGTACGACAGACACCGGCGACACCGGCTACCCAGAAGACCCGGGAGTCACAGGTGAGATCGGGATTCCCAGTTTGGAAAAGGTGGATGAGCTTTTTAGACAAGCAAAAGAAGATATTTCTAGACACTATCGCAAACCCGCCTTTAAAAGACGAGTAATAAGATCAGGAATCATATCAGATGAAAGTGAATTTGACCGATTTCTTAGCAGCCTTTTAGAAGAGATAAATGAGGCAATGTGGGAATTTAGTGATGCCACACAGCAACAGACTCATCGAGGTGAATTGAGATATTTTCCCTCAGGGGACAACGAATCCTATTATGAGGAAAGGTTAGGTGAAGTCCCCGTTATAATAGTGATGAAAAATAGAATATCAGGGATGTCTCTAAAAGAAATGGAGGCGCTTTTTGTTCATGAGCTTTCTCATATTGAAAATATTCTTCTGGATGATTATTCAGTAGAGCGCGGACCCACGGGTCAGCGCGCTTTTAAGTCCGAGCTTGGAGATATCTTTCTTTCTCATGGGGGATTAAGGTCTCTTTTAGATACAAAGTTTAACGGAAATCAGAGGAAATGGGCCGACACAGTGACGCTGTGGACACGTTCCATTGGACCCAGGAGTCCCCAACATTTGCCGGAGATGAGAGCACGATTAGCTGAACTCAGAATAACAATGGAAAAAAGGCAAGAGACAATGGATGAGGTGATACAATTTTCAAGAGGTGCCACCTATGAGCAGATAGTATCTAGATATGGAGAAAATCCTGCCCATTTTCTTATCTTTCTTGATTACAGTAAGAATTTGTCAGAGTTAATTAACATGATTGATCGCATTGCATCAGTGTCTAAGATTTCAAAACAATCGTATGGATAATGAAATTCTCGTGTAAACTGTTTTGCAATGTGGTATAATAGAGATACGTAAAAGGAGAAAATTTTATGCGTAATATGTTTGTTTTTGTTGTCCTGCTTTTTCCAGGAACCTCGTTTGCTCAGGATTCCGATCCCGACTCATCTAGAAATATTATCTATAAGCAGAGGACCGAAATTGATTTTGAAGGCGTAGAAATTTCCGGTGAGCTTGTTAAGCCGCAAGGCGGTTTGATCGTTGAACGTCGAGCTGGTCAGTTTAATCCTCTTATTAGGCTGCGTGAAGATTTTAATCGTGAGATCAACATGTCTGTTGATGCTATCAGGTAAAATCTAAAATCAGAAAATATCTTTTTCCGACTATTAAATAGATATTTCTGGCAAATCACGCTCCGTTCACAACAGGTGTGAACCTCTCGTGATTCAGCTGATTCACCCCGGAAAAAGATCATGAAACTAAGACAACTCCTCGCACGTCACCTGCGGGAGTCCAGGGAGACCTACTGGCAACACCTGGCATTCACTGTGTGGATGGGGGTTAACCTCATTGCCCTTGGATTCCTGTTGCTGGTGCACGGACTGCTGCCCTTCCTCCTCACCAGGACGGTGAGTGAGCGTCTCTACTACATAGTGGATGACTTCGAGGAGCGGGCCCTGCGTAGGCGGGGACCCCGATAAATAAGTTTTAAACAACGGGTATAATCGACGTATAATTTCCTAATGGGAGCTGATCATCAGCGTCCCTGCATAAAAAGGAAATTTAGAGATGCATAGATCAATTATCTGCTCTCTCGCTCTGATCGGTGCTTGTGCACCCCAGGGTGAGGACACCACCGCGGCAGACACCGCACAGGCGACGAAGGCCGCCCACAGCCGAATCGGGGGCCTGGTGCTCTCCGAGACCGGAGCCCCGCTGGAGGACGTACAGGTGCGGTTGCACAACACGGTCACCCGTACCGGCCCGAATGGCGATTACCTCCTCGAGGACATCACACCTGAGTCGGACCTGGTGATACAATTTACTCTCCAGGGATACGCGCGCAGCTACACCCGGGTGAGCCTTAATCCCTGGGAGACCGCCACGTCTAACGTGACCCTGCTGCCGATTGACGGCTCGGACACCTTCGAGGGTGCTCTGGGAGGCACCGCCCTGGTGAATCAGGTGTCAGCCACCTTCCCGGCTGGAGCCCTGGTGGACGCCTGGGGAAACACCTATAACGGCACGGTCACCGTAGAGCTGACCCACCTGGATCCGAGATCTGAGAGGATGGCCGGGGCACCCGGAGACCTGTCGGCGCTGGCAGTAAAGAGAAGCGATACCCCGGGAAGCCTCACTTACGTGCCCACGCAGCTGGTGTCATACGGCATGGTTGACATCACCCCGTACGGGGATACTGGGGAAATGCTCACGCTGAAAGAGGGCGCGGGTGCCACCTTGAGCATTCCGATTAACAATAGTGGACTACCAGATGAGAAGCAGCTACGACCTGGCGACTCTGAGTCCTCCTGGTCATTTAACCCCGACTCTGGGGTCTGGATGGAAGAGGGCGAGGGAACCGTGAGAGAGGGCTCCCAGGGAGCCCTCTTCTTTGAGTTCCAGGCCTCACACTTCTCCTGGTGGAATTGTGATCAGGGTTTCGTGCCCACCTGCGCTTCCGGTCGGGTCCTGGACGTCCTGGACTTCCCGGTGAGAGGCGCCACTGTGCGCTGCGCTGGGGGTCAGACCAGCTCCACTGCCAGCACTGATGAGGATGGCTATTACGTCTGTGACGTCCTGGCCGGGGATAATGTCTCCCTGTCAGCTGCCACCTTCGTGGGTGGACGCTCCTGGGAGGCTTCCGCCGGAGGCTATGCCATCGACGGCTCCACAGCCAGCGCCAGCGACTGTCAGCCCCTCCCGGATCTCCAGATCCAGGTGTGTCGGGTGGCGGGAGCCATCACGGTCGAGAACTCTAACGCCATGCTGGACGATAAAGAGGAACCTGCGGATCACGTGTCTGCCATCTTCTGGACCCCTCCAGGTGACGTGGCCTACTGTCAGAATCCCTGGGATGCCCTGGAGGAGGATGACTGCTGGGTGGGATCCAGTGAGGAGGTGGTCAGCCACTTTCCAGAGAGTGCCTTCCCTGGGGTCCCGGAGGAGAGCCGCTCGGTGGGCAGCTGGTTCGAGGTGAACGGGTATCGGATGGCACGTCAGGACCTATCAGGTCTCCCCTACTACAGCTGGCAGAGCCACGAGATGAGCTCGACCGGTGAGGTCCGCACCGAGCGTCCGGAATTCTCCGTCGGGGAGCGGTTGGAAGCCACAGCCCCGGGAGACCATGATAGCTATTTCGGCGCATGGGAAAGCGACAGCTTTTCCCAGGTTCCTAATCGGGTCACCTTCAACGACCGGGACTCGGAGATGACCTGGACCGGCGGCTTCCTTAACTTCTCCTATGAGGGTTCGGGTGACGGCGAGCTGCTGGTATTTGGCAGCCTTCCAGGAGAGATGCAGATCATCTGTAAGGTGCGAGATGACGGTTACGTCACCATCTCAGGAGATCACTTCCAGGAGGTGATCGAGGGCTGGGGCGGAATTAGCATCCAGCGCCTGGATACCGGTCTCAGTGCGGGTCCCGACGGTCTGCCGATCTGGTCCCAGGTGTTCTCGGGAGAGACGAAGTCCCTCCTCATCGATCAGTAAGAAATCTCAAGGGATTTCTGCTCTCACTATTGCGCTCCGGTTCATTTAACTTGTCCCGGGGCGTAATAAGTATCTATATCTGGTCATGAGGGAGAAAGATGAGACTAACACGCAGGGTATTAAGGGGACTTATCTCTGATGAGATGCTGTTCCTTCATGAGAGCAACGCAGTTCAGGTGGGCGATGATGATGATCCCTCCACCCTGGACGCAGATGATCTAAGGGCCACAGCTGATCAGCTGGATCCGGCTGCAGCTGAGGAGATAGGTGAACCTGGTTCAGATTGGTATGTAACACGCGTGACATCGGATACGGCGATTCGACCGGGCGAGGAGATCCAAATTGTCAAGGGCGGATCAGGCCTTGATACTGGGTGGGCAGTCATCGATAATCCATACTATCGCTTTAAGAAAGGCCATCCAGAACACGACCCTGACTGGAGAAGGAAGGACGGTGAGACTGTTATCGGTGTTGAAGAAGGGACACCTGGTTCGAAACCTGTTGCCGACATGTATCAGATATTTTATGACGATGAAAAGCGTGAGAAAAAGAAGTATGATGCGTGGGTCGCTCGGGCTCAGGCTGAGTACGAGGCTGAGGAGGCTACGACCGAGGACCCACACGAGTGGATGGAGGATCGCTTCCACCAGGATCAAGCTGACTGGCCTGATCCTGCAGAAGTGGAGGCAGAGTACGAGGCCGAGAAGCAGCTAATGAGAACTCCGGAGTCTGAGTGGGAGCTCAGTCCCACCCGAGGCCACGCGCGTCGGCTCTCTGAGCACCTCACCAGGTCCACGATCAGAAAGATGATTCTCGAGGCCGTCAGGGATGTATACCGAGAGGCCTCAGACCCTGCTGGTGTGACCCAGGTGGGAGATGATGACGATCCATCCACCCTGGATGCGGATGACCTTAGAGCCACCGCTGATGAGATGGAAGCCGGAGAAGAAGATGAGGTGCCATCACTTGACCTTGGTCTCACCAGACGCCAAACCGAAATTACAGAATATCTGAACAGCGCGGGTTTCGAGCATGGGATCAGTTATGAGTGGGACCCTCATGATGAGGAGTCGATCATTGTTCTTCAGGATAGCATGGGAGATTTTGAGGATGATTACGATATGATCTTTCACTACCTGGACCGAGAAGGGTATAACCCCTTCAGCAGAGGAGACACCATTAATCTAGGACAGGACCCGCAGTGAGAAATTTAGCTGTCAGCTTAACCATGCTTTATTTTGGACCTCTAGCCTTTGCAATCATGCAGTCCGATGATCTCCCTGCGATGGAGCGGGATGCGGGAGCCATAGAGCTCTATCTTCAGGATAAACAGGATCATGAGAATTACTGCCCTGAATTACCTTGGAAGCAGCCGAAGCTAGAGAAATATAAGGAGGAGCTCAGCTCCTATCTACCGGAGAATTGTAAATGAGAATTACAGAATCACAGCTTAGAAGATTTATCGCTGAAGAGATATCGAGACTCTTAGAGGTAGACGAAAATCAGGGTTTACAAGAAGTTGCTGAAGCGATCCGTCTTGGAGACTCCATTAGCGGAGAAGTTGCTGAGGGGATGAAAGAGAGAATGCTGGTGGGGAATTTGAACCCGAATTTCGATCAGCCTCCCACGCAAGACAGTGGTCTGATAGAATTACTGGCGAGACATCAGGATCGATTATTGGAGGAATATCTTCGATCGAATCCCCAGGCAACAGAGGTTCCATCAGATATAAAACAGCAAATGGTATCGGAATCCAGCAGCATTGCTGCAACAGAGTGGAAGCGATTACATCCTGAATCTGACATTTTAAACAGCTACATCGATGAGATTTCCGACAAGTCAGGTATCAATGTTCGATCTATTGCCCCACCTTCCTGGAAGGAGTTTGCGGAAAGGTATGCTTATGAGCTTACCTACATGTTTGTATTTGGATTTATTGACAATCTAGTTCTAATTATAGCTGCTTCAGTTCTCGATGTAATGCTAATAGCTAGATTTGGAGCCACAGGGACGGGTGCTTTGGTAGCAGGCGGATACGGTAATCTCATCTCCGATGTGATGGGAGATATCTTTGGAGCTTCCGTCGAAAGTATGCTTAAAGGAACTGACCTCGCAGAAAGAATGGCAACCGATGAGCAGATGGAGCTAGCCACCCCTTTTCAGCAGATGCTTGTAAATTCTGCGTCCACCGTCGGCGTGGCTTTGGGCTGCATCGCGGGATTGAAAGTAGGGCTTATGATAGTTAAGGGGGTAGGAACAGCAGCACTAGCTGGGTCTCTCATGGGATCTGGTGGGTCAGGAGGACAGCAGCAACTGTTTCGTACTACAGCTCGTCAAGCATGGAAGCAGGCACTTCGATCACCCCATAGAGTGGTAACATCCTTTGAAGGGGTTGCCGCTGCAACCATTACTGGAGCGACCATCACAGTTGCCTCTGTGGCTACACTTGTGGCAGCAGGCTTTCTAGGGTACGGTTGGCACACGATGCAAACAGCTCTTAATGAGATGACAAAAAGCTCTCTTGAAAGTGGCCTGGGAATAGTTCGAAATAGGCTTCATAAGATATGGAATACAGAATATCCTGATGATCATCTTGGTAGAGGAGAGTTCACAGAGGAGCGCTTCTTAAGCATGTTGGACACGAACAGGGAAGATGTGCAAAGGATATGGAATGAAGAGATGTCAATAGCTCGATCCTATAGCGGTAATCCGGACATCAATAAAAACATGGTGTGGGAGTTTGTTAAGGGCATGTCAGAGGCTTTGGGACTTGATGATCCAAATGAAAATATATCGCTAGATGAGGCTCGCTGGCTAAAGATTGCCGGAATCCACGAAGCATCAGACGTCCCCAGCGGGGACGCCTTCATATCCCCTCCCCCAGGAGAGGAGGAGACCTACTCAAGTGAGTTCGCCTATGCAACCGGCTATGAAGACGTGGATCCGGTTCACAATGAAATCGTCTCTGCTGTATTCGATCGGGTGGAGGACACTGCACTTTTAAACATGGGTGTGGACAGAAGGGACATCGTCCTTGGTGGGCTTGACAATGAGATGGAAGCCCGAGAGGAAGCAGGACACGAGCTCGACTTCTCTGAAATTGATCTTAAAAATATTGTTAATGATGTCATGATAGATCTTGCTGCAGTTGAGAAGCAACAGACTAAGAAGGCCAGCAGATGAAACTTACAAGAAAAGACTTACGAAGACTCATCAAGGAAGAAATTACCAAGCTGAGTGAAGCAACACGCTCAAAACCTTGGGCATGGGAGCTTCCAGAGTCTTCAGTCCCGGAAACAGAAAGTATGCCAGACATCGAGGCCGAACAAGGCACCGAGAAATCTTTTGATATCGACATCTATGGAAGTCCGGTCTCTACTTCAGTTAAATTTGTTAGCTCAGAAACTCCTTACGATCAGACGGTCACAAAGCTCCAGATCATGCCTCATGGAGAGAAGTTTGAAGATGTGAATTTTTACGGTAGCACGGTAGATGACCTCGCTAATGAGATAATTAGCTATCTAGAACCAGAGACGTCTGAGAATGGTATGTACTGGTTCCTCGATGGAGACTACGAGGAATTCGAGCAGGAATTTAAAGGACTCATCATTGCGACTCTAAAAGAGTTGGGGATAGATCCAGAATCTGATGAAAAAATTAGGACAGACTACAGAGATAGAGAGCATAATCCCGATTATGATCCCTACGGAGAGTAGTGTGAAAATCACGCGCAGACAATTAAGAAGATTAATTCTAGAAACCTTTCATCAGGGAATCCGACCCATGAAAGACGTGATCTCACCGGAGATCCAGCATGAGATGAGGGTCATTCAGATGAAGAACTTCTTTATTGCCATGAAAAAACGTGGACACTCTAATGAGGAAATAGCTGCAGCAGCTCAGGATGCTGTACAGTCCTTGTATTCTGCTGAGGCTGAAGGAGAGCAATCAATATAGATGTCTAGATCAAAGCTCAAGGAGGGAGATCTGGTCGTGGCTGTTGGAGCCACTCTCACCCATAAGGGCCCGTCTGAGAGGCATCGCATTATGGCTCACATCATTGCCACGGGAAAGTATGACGTCTTTGCCCAGGAGGAGGGTAGCAACAGAGTTTTTAAAATCAGTGGCAATCGATGTCTTAAGGTAAACGACGGAGACGTGGATTCCACAGCGGAGGTCACGGTTCCTAAGCTTGGAGATCTCGTCTTATCTATTTCTGAGAGATTTGGAAAAGTTGAGAAAAAAATGGGTGTGCTGATGGAAATTGTTGATGTTCCGGGAAGGTCGATGATGGTTAAGCTGATGAATGGCGACAAGTCTGAGACCGCGTTATTTGATAATTTAATTGTTTTGGAATAAACCTTTCTCTTCCCACACTGATTACCTATATATTTTTGAATTCTGACATTACCAATAATAATTATTTAAAGAGGCGTCCCTGATGAAAATTACCCGTAGACAATTAAGAAAGCTATTAGCTGAAACTTTTGCACCGATTGATAGACAATACTTTGGAGTGGGCGTGGATCAGATCGTTGAAGCGTGGAAAGAGAATATGCACAACCTATACGAGCAGGCCCCACATCTCTTTATGGGACGTAGCACCCAAAGTGAGTGGATAGATCAGGTGGATAAAGCCGCTAAAGAATTTCAAGAGAGGCTGGAAAATGCTATTCTCGATAGTAGTCTCCAAGTGGAGGATCTACTTCATGACGGTCACTTTCACGAGAGAGATACCTCAAAAGAGGGTCCCGGAGCATGAGACTCACTCGATCCCGACTAAGAAGGATTATCACGGAGGAGCTCCATGCTTCCTTGTGTGAGGCAAGAGTTACCGGTGGATATCGAGCGGGAGTCACCGGTGGACTCGCAGTGGGAGACAAGGTCCAGCACAAGGAGGATGCACACCTGGGAGTTGGCACTGTTCGTGGCAAGCACAAGCATCGTAGCTTAGGTCACCTCATTCTGGTACAGTGGGAGGATGGTCACTCCAGCACACATATTCCCAGCGCTCTGGCCCCAGCCGGTGCATTGCGTGATGAGCCTACAACTCTTGATTCCGACGAGCTTCGACAGATTGCCGATGAGCTTGACGAGTCATTTAAAAGCTTGATTGAACAACCGGTTGAAAAGGGAGTTACTCCTGATTCAATTGAATTTATTCTTCAAAGGTTAACAGACATCGAGTCAGATCTAATGGGGTCAAATGGCATCCTTCCCAAAATTGAAAATGCGGTCGAGGAATTATCAGATACGCTAACTGACTTGCCTGATAAGTTGACTCCCGAGAAACAAGCAACTAGAGTTGAGAGCGGGGATTAAGATGAAAATCACACGTAAGCAATTAAAAAGGATCATCAAAGAGTCGATGATTAGTGAGTCTCCCAAGCTGACTGAGGCTGTAGGTCCCTGGCCACCGAATGAACTGACATCCACCAACGTCCTACAATGGTACCCGGACAAGCCCCCACTAGAGAAACGACCTCAAGATGATTTCGTTCAAGTCATCCCGAGTGAAGGACTCCGATCGTATTTGCGTCAACTGGAGGAGCGCATTGCTGCCCTGGAGCGACAGGAGCCGTCTCCTGCCCAGGTGGGAAGAAAGGAAAGAGATCTCGACGAACAAGGATATAAATCAAGATGAAAATAACACGCAATCAATTAAGAAGAATTATAAAGGAGGAGGTCACTAGAGCTCTATCCGAGGGAGATGTGGTTGATTTTCATCCACAAGGGAATCTACCCTGGGAGTTTGGTCCAGAGGGTTATGCTTCACGCGGACGTGGTCTTGAGAAAAAGATGACACACTTAAAACAAAGCTCGCCGGAAGAGATTCTCGCGGTGGCACTCTCCAATAGAGCTGAAGAGCTCATAGGGTACGAGAAGGCTGTTGATCCGAAATGGTTCAGTGAGCTAGCAGCAGATATTCGATTTCGCCTCGATGCAGGATGGTTTGGTGGGGGTGAGACATCTGAAGATCTAAGCTCCATCGTTAGTAGGATAGATTCCGGTGACTACTTTGATGAGGATATCGAGTCAGTTCGCTCATGGAAAGAAGACGAATGGCAAGAAGCGGAGGAGATGGAGAAGACTACAGCTCTTGCGAGACAACAGCCTCCGGAAGAGGTCGAAGAGATGGAGCTAGACTTTGATAGATTCCTCCAGGGAATTACGCCCGAGCCCGAAGATGATCCTGAAAATGTGATTAAATTTCCCGGAAGAGAAGATTGATGAAACTTTTGCACGACGCCTGGATTTTAGCCAAGCTGATGGCTTTGGGAAAGGCTTCCCGAGAGGTTTACATTATACTGGCTGTGGCAAAGCTTGGAGCTTTTATATGCGGAGTCCTACTCGGCTCGTGGCTATTTTAGATTATTCACTATGATGTATGAATATAAGGAATATAGATTATGAACCCGGTAGATATCACTTCTCTCATAGGCATCGTGTTTCGAGGCAGCCTAAAGTGAGAGTATCAAGAAGCCAGCTGGAAAAAATCATTCAGGAAAAACTAACCAGATTGATTGAGAGTGAAGGGAATGATACTGTTATCGGTCCCACTTCTAATCTTGGAATTATCGGCTTTAAAATTGAGGAATCCAACGGGAAAAAATCTGATTATAATTTTTATAAGGATTTCAAAGGCTTATGCTATGCTTATCCCCAAAGAAGTGAAACACCAACTGACCTAAGGGAAATAGCTTCAAAAGATGTTACAGCCAAAAGGCTCAACTATCGGATAGAAGGTGACCCTTCTACCTATTTTAATGAAGATCAGGAATAGATATTATAGAGGAGTTGATCCAAGATGAAGATCACACGCACACAGCTAAGAAAAATTATTCAGGAAGAAGTAGACTACAGGTCTGAGATGTCAGAGTTCGGTAATAGTCGAGCCGGTCGAAAGGTAGCGAATTCCGGACAAAGAATAGTCTCAGCAGCCAAGGTCATTGCAGAAGAGGCCTTAGATCAGACCGGAAACATGGCACGTGCTCTGGAGAATATCTCTGAATTTGTCGCCCGGGTGGGCGGATCTCTTGCAAGTATTGGAAACCTGAATGAGGGTGAATCACTTACTGACCGACTTCCCACTGTTGTGGAATTCAAGAAATTAACTCGAGCTATCAAGAAGCTAGAAAAATAATATGAAGCTCACACAGGGCCAGCTTAGACGAATCATTAAGGAGGAGATCGAATCCTTGCTTCACGAAAAGAAGGGGAAGTGGCAAGGAGCAGTCTCTCAGGATATCGAGAAGAAGGGTCATGAGGGTATTTTTTCGAAGTGGTGCGAGCGTCAAGGACACACCGGTGTTAATCAAGCTTGTATCGATGCTGCCTACGAAGCGGGCGCACCGTGGAGACAAAGAGCTTCATTAGCAGTCACCTTTTCTCAGGGAAAAGGCGGAGCTCCCTCTCTGAGCCGGCCTGAGATACCCGAGAAGAAGTAGATAAAAACTGCATAGATATCTCCGCAGGGAGGCTAACATGCCACGGAGAAAAAGAAAGCTATGGAGTAAACCATCGGTGTATGAAACGCTAGATGGCAATCATGTGTCCATGGATAGTACATGGGAAGTAGCACTGGCGAAAAAGCTAGATGATCTGAAAATCAGATGGGTGAGAGACAGATCTTTGGGCCTGGAGTATCTGACACGTGGGCGGAGGAAGAGAATGTACATCCCTGACTTCTACTTGCCTGATCATGATGTGTACATCGAGGTGAAAGGTTACTGGACAGACTCAGCAAGATATAAGATGAAATCCGTTCTTGAGAAGCATGACATCAAGCTCATCATTCTTGAATCTCTAATTGCAATAGAAAATGTGGAAGCATCTCTGGAATTGACATCTTCAGAAAGATAGTTATTTATGCTAAGGGTGCATGGAAGAAAGAAAGATCCATTTTTAGACTTTTACCCTGTCCAGCTTGAAGCGTTAAAGGCTTTGTGGAAGGCCATTCATATCGGAATTGGTATCCCGCTAGATTATCCAGAGAATTCTCAGGGGCATATTAAAAAGAAAAAGAAATGAAGCTCCCATGATGGCAGATTAGAAAGCTATTTTATTGGTGAGAAACGTGTAGATCGGTGCACCATATGGTATAATACTAACAGGTTCAAAGGAAAAAGAATGAGCGTGATGGGACCAGATGGAAAGATTCTACAGCCTGGCGGCGGATGGTGGTCTCCTTATGGAGATACTGATGAGGAGATCCGAGAGAACATGAAGACCGGTCGGATGCCGAATGCTCCGGGTGCGGTGCGAGTGGGACCCAAAAGTATCACTGGTAGCAAACGGGGAGACCGATCTCTTCTTGATGCTCTGGGAGATATGGGGGCTCTTGGGGGTCAGGCAAAAGAAGCCTACGAGCGCAGTAAGAAATGAAAGAAGGGGATCTAGTAAAGGTGAAGGACTGTGCTGCTCCAATCAACCCCATCGACTTTCCTTGTGAATGTTTTTTCTGTAGCGGAAACTCTAATCGTATTGGATTAATCATGTCACCCGCACCAATGAATAGTTGGCTGGTTATGTTTGACTGCGGAGAGTGGCGACTTGACACATTTGATTTTGCACGGGGCGATGCAGAGGTGATCAGTGAAAGCCGGTGACCTGATTAAAATGGTGGTGTATAATCGAACCCAAGACAGCCGGAATCAGGTTGGGCTGGTGATTAGCATTGAGCATCGGTATGTTGGCGGACCCCATCGAATCGCTACAGTATTGAGCGACTCGGGAAAAGTAGCAACCTGGCCAATTGACAGCCATTATCAGCTGGAGGTGATCAATGAAAGTCGGTGACCTGGTGCAATATGAACATCCCAACTCAACATCGAATGTGGGTCTAATCATCGATACACATCGTAACGAGTATGGCGGGTACTTCACAGTGTCAGTACTATGGGAAGACGGTGATATTTGGGTGCATGAAGCGGACGAGTTTAAGGTTGTTAGTGACAAATGAAAGTCGGTGATCTGGTAAAGAACCTAAACTCGGAATCTCAGATGATGGGTATCATCGTAGGCTGGACTGCTCCCCACGGAAACTCCGATCCCCGAAAAGGTCATCGAGAGCCGATTGTCTTGTGGGCAGATGGTAGACGCAACTGGATTGTTCTTAGTAGAGTAGAGGTTGTCAATGAAAGTCGGTGACGTGGTAAAGTTCTCAGAGGATCACATTCGATCACCCGGATATGCATACGTTCAGGACTGGATCGGCATTATTATTGAAGCCAAAACTACAGGCTTTCACCATCCAATTGATGAGGTAAGGATAATGTGGACGGCATGCGGAACTACACAAATTTCGCACTACGATGAGATCTGGTGGAGCAATCTCGGCTACGAGCCGTTTGAGGTGATCAATGAAAATCGGTGACCTTGTGAGAAGAAGCGACGATGAAACTTTCGAGAGCGAGGGTTACGCAATAGTTCTCGGTTTTAAACCAAGAGGCTGGTCTCGTGACCCGAATCCAGATTGCGATGTGTGGAATGACGCCATTCTTATGTTTTCTGATGACTCTGAACCGTGTTTCGTTATGAGAGCTCAGCTGGAGGTAGTTAGTGAGGGAAGTTAAATTAAGAGATCCTTATGGATGCACAATTATTTGTATGTGTGAAAAACACTTTTCAAGCTATCTATCTCAATTAGAAAGCGCATATCGAGGCGGGACAGCTTATTCTTCTACTCGAACAAGTCAGCGCGGATGTGAATTTTGCAGAAGGGAAAAAAATGAAAACAACAATAACTAATACAGCTGGTATTCTATACCTCGTAGAAAACGCTAAAGGAAGAAATCGTTCGGTGTATGAAGAAAAGTTTGCTCAACATGTAGACCCAGAAGGAACACATGTAATGGGGTTTAACATGTTGCACAACGATATTGAGATGCGTACACAGTGGATGTGTAAGATGAGAGATGCAGACGAACCCGTAGAGATCTGGCTAGATGTTGACTTTGATGTGCTACAAGAATGTACGACAGAAATTGAAACAGTAGAGCCATGAATATAGGTGATCTGGTCCGGATGCCCAGGTTTAATGAAGAAGATGCTATTTTTCTCGTGCTGAGAAGGGATGAGCAAATGTATTGGAAAAAATATGATGATTCTTCGAAATGGGCGCAGTGGCATATCATGCAGGTAAGTACATCGAAAATATATGTACAATCGGGAAGAGACATGGAGGTGATTAGTGTTGCAAATAGGTGATTTGGTCAGATTCTTTGATTATGATGAGTGTGCCGCTAATAGGGACCGAATTGTGCCACGTGACGATTATTGGAGAATTGGCATTGTTACGGAGATTCGTCACGAGCCGTGGGATGATGATTGGGATCCAAGCTGTTTACCTTGTGTAGTTGTGACTAGCAATTGTCATAGTCAGCCTATTGTGATGCCCAATAAGCACAACATTGGAACTTGGGTAGAGGTGATAAGTGAGAGTCGGTGATTTGGTGAGATGTATCTGGCAACCATCTTCATCGGGACTGGTAAATGGCTGTACTATTCCGATGAAGCACACCATCTTGGGAGAGCTGGGAATCATTGTACATCAACGTCTTGAAGTAGATCATCACACAATCCTGTTTCCAAAGTTTGGATATGAGCATGTATTTTCGTCCGGTGCATTTGAGGTGATCAGTGAATGTCGGTGATTTGGTGAGCTGGAAAAGTAAACGGATCCTTGAGGATGAGTCAGACACTGGCATTGTAGTGAGCGAGATTCGGCATGGTGTGAATTCATCTTTCGTAGATGTGTTGGTAGACGGAAAGGTGATACCTGTGAACTGGCTAGCTTTGAAGGTGATCAATGAAAGTCGGTGATTTGGTAATGTTGAAACGACTTGACAGTCTGATATACGGGCTCAACGAGGTTTCTCGTGGTCATGACAGTATTATGGGTATTGTTACTGAAGTCATACCGCCTGGCCAGACAACTGATGGCGCTGCATGGGTGATGTTCGGTACGATTTACAAATCCATTTCGTTAATGCACCTTGAGGTGATAAGTGAAGGTGGGTGATATGGTAATGAGCCGTCCCGGATATTTTCCAGCTGTTGGAATTGTCATCCGCATATTTGAGATTGATAGTCTTCCGGAACACTTGGTAGTCTTACCGATGGTGGAACTTATGACCCAGGATGGATTACGAACATGGAAGAGAAGAAAATTGAAGGTGATCAGTGAAAGTCGGTGATTTAGTGAAAAGTTTAGTTGACCTTACAGATGAATGTCAAGCTGGCATCATAACAAGATTTGTCATTGATTCACTAGGCGAGCAGGGAGCAATGATTCTCTGGGACCATGGAGAGATATGCTATTTCCCTGTAGAAGAGCTTGAGGTGATTAGTGAGGTTTGATCCCAATAGTCGCCAGGCTATCCAGGGATTAAAATTTCAGGGTGATGTCCAAAAGGAACTTGAGAAAATATTTTATGAAGTCATTCCTGTGAGAGACTGGCTTCTTTCAATTGATTCACAGCTAAGCTCAAGACAGCTGAATCTCCTGGAACAGACCTGGGGAGATCTTGTCGTGAGACTTAGCCCGCAGTCTGAGCCCATCTTTGTGGAGTGTGTGAGTCTCAATTATGAGAATTCCCGCTTTCCAGAATCTAAGGTGAGGAAGTTCTCGGGAGATAATAAGTTCTACGCATTCGGATGGGAGGGGGAAATAACAAAGTACATTCCCTCTGCGACATGGAATGCCTATGCAAGAAAGCTTGGGTCTCTCTCTCATTTCGGTCGACCCTACAGGAAATTTTCTAGACGACATATTAGAGGAGTGAGAAAAGGTTGCATCGGGGGTAATGACTTCAAGTCTTTATTTGAGATGAATGATAAAGGTGAGTAATTAGTATTATAAAAAGAGTCCTTTCTCCTATTTATGATTAGATACTCGGAAGCATCGATACATGCAGATAACTCGTCAGCAGATCAAAAAAATAATTCGTGAGGAGACACTTGAAGTCTTAAGCGAAATTTCTCCTCGTCGGAGACGCGGAAGGCGATCCCGAGAACAGGAGTATCAGAAACAGGATTTTGAAGCGCATGGGATCTTTCCGAGCGAGGAGGAGAAATTTCCAGAAACCAAGCGTACCTTATATCATATCGCAGGCTCCGGTGGCAGACCACGCCCTATACCCAAAATGAAGTGGATTGAAGAGTGGGATGCTCAGGCTGTAGATCGACACACTGGAGAGAAGACAGGTGAGTTTATTCGCATTGCGCCAGATAATTCATGGAAGCGTCATTGGTTAGATCAGCCGATTGAATCTGGGATATTTTTATCTCCAAACTGGCAGGCGATCTCCTCGTTCCACGGAAGGATTGGTCATGTATACGCTTTTAAGGTTCCGGAATGGGTCATTGAAATGTCTGGAGGGATCCATCGTTATGATCACGGTACTGAGGTTCTAATATCTGAAGAAATCTGGAACGGGGCCGGTGACGAGATAGAGTTTCTCGGTAAGAGTATGGATGCCGATGAAGTACTTAAGCAGTACGAGCATAGCATGAGCGATACTTTTGCTACAGTTAACAGAATGGGAACACCTCGATCACCAAGTTGGATGGACGCTGAAGAATTAGCGGCGTGGGAAGCCAAGCAAAAAGAATTTAATTTATACGGGCTAAGGCAAACTAATCATCCCAAAGATGTGATTAAACTTCTAAAACCAGATGAAGTGAAAGCTGCTATGGTCGCATTTGAAAAAGTGTATCCCGAAGCTCTTACAGGAAAGAAGCATGAAATAGAGTGGGAGAAAGACACTAGAGGTGGAAAGAGATTTCCCAGCCTGGCTCAAATTGCCGAACCTCCGATCAGCACAAAAGACCAGGAGCTTATAGACTTGCTTCGGAAGCGCATCGTGAACGAATCCTGGATTCAGCACCCTTCCTTCCCTCTTCTTCTCAAAGAGCAGGAAGGGGTCGACATTGATGTCGATGTCGACCGGGACTTCCGGGCGGCACAGTCTGACCACACGGTCAGCTCGAAACGGGCCGCTGGTTCCACCTACCGACAGTCTCATCAGAGAGCCTTAAAGAGAAAACAGTCCGATTATTTCACCAAGCACGGCCATCCCCATGTAGCGGCGGGGAATCTTCGAGTATTTGGTGATTGCGGATCTCCGGGGGTCATGCCACCTCGTCCCAACCCACGCCTGGATCGCGGTGCTGGAGATCGAGATGCCTTAAAAATCTGGGAGCACGTCATTGAAGCTCACGGTTCGCCTAGCTTCGCCTCGGCTGCGATCGAGGGTTTCCTCGGGATAGAGGACATTGCCTGGGAAGCCTTGCAGCATTCAATAAAAAGTGCAGGCGGAAAATTTGCGAGAAAATGGATTCCTTTCGTTGGCTGGGTGGAAACAGCAGAGGATGTTCATGCTACTTTTCAGATTTATAAGAAAAGTGTTTCTGAGGGATTCTGTGATCTGATGCGGGACCTGAACGATTCGTACTGGGATGATGACGCTGATCCCATACCGCTCTCAAAGTGGCGATCCAAGTATCCCGGTTACCTGGCACTTATTACCCAGTTCTGTTTAACAGAATTGAATAAGTCCCCAATAGGTGCAGCACAGACCCTGGTCCAGGCCGGATGGCTCGACCCATCTGATGCTAATGCTTATCGTCAAGAGATAGAAATGCAGATAGAAACTAAACTGGCTGCGAGAGAAGAGAAAGTTGATGATGGACGCACAGATTCTCGTGTGAATTCGATAAGCCGAAAAATTGTCATGTCACTTCCCTGGGAAAGATATCCCGAGGAAGCTGAGACGATTAATCAGGCTGTGGATAAGATGGCTGATGAGAGAGATCTTCCCAGCTTAAAGCTATTAAAGGCTGCACTCTCCAAGGGAGTCGAGGCAATCTACGATGCAATACCTGTAGAGTATAGAACGTCTGATTCCCGGGATGATGCATGAGGACTACCAATCTCGTGACCATCACGGAAGCTGCAAATGTGCAGGTGAGAAAGCTTCTTGACGAAGAAGGTGATCCCGGGCTAGGTCTTCGACTAGGAATCAAGGGTGGGGGTTGCTCCGGATTATCCTACATACTGGATTTCACGGAAGAGCGAGAAGGTGATACTGTAATCAGTCAGGATGATTTTCGGGTCTTTCTGGATCGCAAGAGCACGATCTATCTCGCTGGCATCACACTGGATCATCAGAGTGGATTAGAAGGCAAAGGCTTTGTATTTCAAAATCCATCGGCCACCAATACCTGTGGCTGCGGAGAAAGCTTTTCTCTCTGACTGAAATGAACCCAGCAAGAGAATATTTATTAAGAGAGAAGATTTCAATGCACATTGAGAAGAATCAGCTGCAACACCTCATAAGAAAAATTATCACTGAGGAAATGGGTCGACTGCATGAATTTACTTTTACCGGAAGAGATGGGATCTCACATGAAATTGGATTTTCAAAGGGTCATCTCATGTTTGACGGAGATAGGTGGCAGCTTAAAGTAGGATTCTTTTCTTTGCCAGTGAAGGAGCTAGCACAGCTTGCTCGGGGGATAAGCGTAGTTCTGGGGACTCCCCTGGGAGATAGACATGGGATTCTAGAGGGCAAGAAAATTAGAGAGCTGGTGAATCGATTAATGAAACGGGGAAACTTTTCACTCAATGTAGAGGACCCTGTCACCGGAGATGTGTCTGAGCTTCAGTTCAATCTGGTCTCGAGAAAATCATGAATTTACTTCGAGAATACATCAGAGAAATAATGTTAACCAATCTCTCAGAGGATACGTTGCAACCCTCGAAGGCGGCAATCCCTCTCGCTGTTCTGCCCAGGGATAATGACTGTCCTGCTGGATATAATTACGATAGTGTCGCAAGGGTGTGTGTATCTAATGATATCAATGCACAAGATCCAACTCAAAGCAGTGAGCTCGCTAATCAAATCTCAAAGTTGCAAGGAGTTAAACGGCTAAAACCGTGGTAATCGTTTATGAATTTTCTTCGTCAATATATTAGAGAGATGATGATTCGTGAGGCTCTCTCCGATGAGTCTGTCACTCTCGATGCCGATAATCTTCGATCCATTGCTGATGACTTAGAGTCCACTGACCCAATAATTTCTAAGATCAATAGCATGCCAATGTATCGGGGAACTAGATCTGGTGATCCCAGTGCACTCCCACCTGGGATAGCATACTTCATCAGCAATGAGGTGTATGCGAAAACCTACGGACCTACAGCTGAATTTAGACTTGACATCAAGAATCCAAAGATCGTTGATAGAGAAGCTTGGGTTAACACCTACGACACTATCGCGCTGAGGATGAACCCGAATGCGCTTGGCGACCTGCGAGAAGAAGGATATGACTCTGTTGTGATGAAGATGCCCACAGCCACGCTGATCTATGTCGTGATGGTGCTAGCATCAGAGAAGAGTGTCAGATGATACTTACCCGTAGACAGATTACTGAGATGATCAGAAAGATTCTCACTGAGGATGATTATGATGATGATAGCGAATATGAGACCGTACCGTTTTATACTGAGTCTCTAAAATGGATGTCTCCTCCCAGGGATTTCTATGAGAAAACTGGAATCAACATGATCCACACTTATAAGTTACCTCCTGAGTTTAACTCCCCCAAGGCATTACAGGATTATATACTAAAAGAGGAACCCAAGGATCCTGAAGCAGCCACAAAATTCTATGGGGACATCGTCAATGCCTTGGCTCGGCTAAACCCAGAGATCGCATCGTTCCAGGGCATCAGCGCACCCAGTGAAGATTATCTCCTACCTGGGCAGAAAATCTCTGATGTCTATCCTTGGCATCTCAAGGACATCGTGATGGGTGTCTCTAGCGAGATGCTACCGGCGGACATAAAATATTATCTCGAAGGCTATGCCCTGAGTCCCGAGACAGAGAGGATCCTTCAGCAATTTACCGATCAGACCGGGGTAAGACCCCAGTGGGTGATCTCATCTGAGACTGCTTCATCAGTTATTGACTTGAGTGATGAGAGTGCAGATTGGGAAAGGCGGGAAGATCAAGCTGCTGAAGATCCAGACCCACGAGTTCAAGTGGCCTGGGAGATGGAATATGAAAGAGGCTATGTTGATGGTTTGCATGACGAGCCATTTCCATCGTCTATCCCTAGTGATGATTATGCTGCTGGATATGAAGATGGTAAGGCCAGAAGGGAACGTGAGCAACAAGAATAATCTCACATAAGAGAATAGTTATAGACATGCCGTTTCAAAAGGAAGGTAGAAAAATGAGAGTAACGAAGAGGCAACTGAAGAGGATCATCCGAGAAGAAGCAGCACGGCTGCAGGAGGATTACATTGACACAGAGCTAGATCACCTCGAGAAGAACCGGGAGGACGATCTGGAGCACACAATTGGTGAAGAGGTATACAATGCAGCCATAGCTAATCCCAAACGCTTTGCGAAGTTCTCGTTTAGCGGAGCCCGAACGGCTGCGGGAAACCCCGTAATTGATCACTCTTATGATGTGATCGCTAAATCGATGGAGGAAATGGGGATGACTAAGAAAGAAGATTTTATCTTCTTCGGTCGAATGATTGGTTCCGAGAGGTATAAAATTTTAGCACAAAAGGGGATGCTTATTGATCCACGCCCACAAGGAGGCGCAACACAACAAAAGAAGCAACCCTACCCCGAGGGGCATTAAACAAATGAAAATAACCAAGAAAGAACTACAAAAGATTATTAAGGAAGAGCGTGTTACCCTTCTTAAGGAGTTCGGCCCGCAAGGCACCGATGGAGCTAACACACTCATAGACTTTGCCTACGCCTGGACGAAACTTGGCGGCGCCGTTCAGGAACAGATTGAAAAATTGGTAACCACATATGTCAACTCTGGCGGCTATTCTGGGACGTGGGAGAACGATGAGTTCTATAATGTGGTGCACGAGATGAATCCCGCCGCCCTGGAGGTTGCCGGCTTCGGACTTCGACACTCCCTCAAGGTCCTGGCGGAAGAGACCAAGGGACACACGGACGCTGACGATATTTTGGAGGCACTGGCCCAGGCCCAGGAGGTGTTAAACATCTCCGAGGATCGCCCAGGTTCAGGTAGATACTCATTGATGAGGGCCCTCCCCCCTCGTGAAAAAAGTAATGAAACTGACATGTAGTCAGCTAAGAAGAATCATCCGAGAGGAATCTTCGGAAGACTGGCGGTAGAAGTGAGGATCACAAGAGAACAACTTAGAAGAATCATTAGGGAAGAGTTGCAGATAACGAGTGAAAAGAGTGCAAATATTCCACAAACAACGGACCCACCCCGGACTAAAGCGGTATTGTTGAAAGGTAATGCATTGGCTGCAGATCCAGACTTCCAAGCAAAGGTTCAATCAATAGCAGCATCAATAGGTGCAAGCCCAGCTGATCTCATGGCAATTATGAAATTTGAATCTGGCCTTGACCCATCAAAGGTAAATAAAAGCTCAGGAGCGACCGGCCTCATTCAGTTTATGCCAGCCACAGCACAGGGCCTGGGAACCAGCACCGGTGAACTTCAATCAATGACCGGGGTTGAACAAATGGAATATGTCGCTAAATATTTTGAAGGATCGGGGCCGTATAGATCACCAACCGACCTATACCTTAAGGTCTTTTACCCATATGCAATTAGGCAAAGTGATGATTACGTCATTGGCTCTGAAGTCTCTGACGAACGGGCGAGAGAAATTGCTGACGCCAATCCCTCCTTTCCAAAAAATGATGCCGGTTTCATTACAAAACGGGCAATCATTGACAAAATGGAGCCAAGGTTTGCAGGCCCTCGTACTGCTGCCCGAATCGAGACAGATAAACAATAAAAACAATTCCTATGCAGAATATGTATACACAGGCACGGAGACATCACAATGCGCATCACGCAGAAACAACTTAGAAGAATTATTAGAGAAGAGCTAGTGAGATCTCTAGAAGAGGGATGCGAGAAAACTACTGCTTACCAACCCGGTGAACAATATGATCACCAAGATTGGAAAATAGGTGATTATACTGGATCAGTCACGGTCATGCCTCCTGACGAACCCATTACTGACCGGAATCACGTGGGACTCAAGGGAGCAGGTGAATGGAACTTTGGTGAACCCCAATGGTTACTCTCCTTCTCTGTCAATAACCTGGGTTTCTTTCCATTTGTGATAAGTGAGGAGATGGCCCACGAGTTCTGTGATGATCCTACTGGTGCTGTTCAGAAATACTGGCAGACCCTTAATCATGCAACTGGTCACAAGATGGGTGAGCATGGCGCTGTACCACCTGAGGCATCCGGAAGTCGTCGTAGACGCTAATCCAGCATCCGCATATCATTGATCCTTCCACGGGGTGATCCACTCTGCCAGCACAGCCTCTTCCACCGCGCCCTTATAGACGATGTCATAGACCGTGCACACTCCGATGTTCATTCCCTCAAGCCACTTCCGGTTTGCTTCGTCGTTATAGGGAAATATCTTCGGCACAGACTCGTAGATTCTTAGGATGATTCCAGCCTCGTCATAACACTCTTCTGTTGCTGATGACTTCACCAATCTGATGAGATCTCCAACTTGATATTCCATAACACAAATAACTATCGAGCGCCCAGACACGTGCAACCCGGGCACGGTTAACAATAAAAACACTGAGAAAGAGTTATATGTATATACAGGAAGAAAGAGGTTCAAATGCGCATCACCAAGAAACAACTTAGAAGGATCATCAAGGAAGAGCTGAATGAGGTCGATTTACCAAGATCTTTGGGTCCACGTCCAGGCGGTTCGCTCAGCCCTCTTGGGAATTTGGCAGAAGATATTCTCTCCCTGATAAAGAATCTTACCAACAAAGTCGACTCAGACTTCGGCGATGACCCCATGACAAGAAAAGATATTATTGAATTTGTACTGAAAATGCTATTCGAAGAAGAGCCTAGCGCTATGGTAGCTGGAAAGGTTTCTCCCACATGGGCTAGAAGAAAATATGCTGGACCCTTGGATCCTGGGGCGGACTTTTAAATGAAACAGGCTGCACTTGACCCAAGGGAAAAATGAAGATCACACGTAGACAATTAAGAAGAATTATTAGGGAAGCACATGGCGGCGCACTTGGAGAATTTCCAGGAAGATACGACACCGGAATCCCAATAGACGACCTCGAGTGGCAACCTGATGAGAAAGGTCACATGAATGTATCCAACGCCGGAGGCGGAGACTGGTGGAGCACACTCGACTCAGAGGATGATCTACCGGTATGGAAGGAGCAGGTTGCCTCTCACGGTGCTGGGTCCACTGTGGTCTTCAGCATGAATCGCTGGATGCCTCACACTGGTCCCTGGGCAGATGCGGCTCGGAAATATCGTCAAGCAAAGTTTGCCTTTCTTAAAAAACCCCTGTTTGAGTTCCGGAAGATCTCGCGTCGACAATTAAGAAGGATTATTAGAGAGGAATTAGCCGTCATATCTGAAATCAGTGATGTCTCCGACGGGGATGAGACAGAATCAGATGATGATAGTAATCTATACTTAGATCTTACAAAAACAATACGCGCTGCAAAGGATACTGGTGTCGGTCTAGACGGTACAGTACATGCTATCGGTGAGGTATTGACAGATCAAATGTATGTAGGATACAGCACTGAGGATGTCTTGACTGCATTTGGAAAGTGGATAAAATGGAAAGAACAAGAGCAGCTAAAGAGCTATAGAGGCGCTGGGAGATAACAAAATGAAGATCACACGTAATCA